ATTCGATTATATTCATATCACAATGTATTTACGTATCCATCTACTATAATTATTATTTATTGACGATGTTATTATCGGGTCTTACAGTTACAAGTGTTTGCTTTTGGAGTGATTGTAGCGATGTCTCTATTCGAACCATTGATATTGCATTTGCGGTCACTACTCTGGGTGTAAAAAGTTACATTGCATTAACTGATTTCACACCATTTTACAGAACCGTTTGGTTTATATCCTTATCAATTTCCATTATCGCAAACTATCTCAATCACAAATTTATTGAATACAAGGATAAGTTAATGATTGAAGATGAGAAAGTTCATTATATATCTACATATACCCATATGTTTTTCATCCATTTCTTACCAACTACGACATTCTCATTATGTGTTATATTGTCATTTGGGTTTTTAAATTGATATATGATAAAATTGATATGATGCAACCATATAAATATATGATAAGATGATGAGTCGAATTAACCTATTCTTCAAGTGCTTTAGTGTTCATAATATTCCACTGGAACGCGTTTCATATTCTGATACGATTCCTTATATTCCACCGGTTTCAAATGGGAAGGTAGTGAAGGTTTATGATGGCGATACGTTTACCATAGCGACAAAATTGCCCCACAATAAAACACAATATTATCGATTTCCTGTGAGGATTAAGGGGATTGACACACCTGAATTGCGGACGAAAAATCAAGACGAAAAGAAATATGCCATTATCGCACGTGATTACCTGGTCGGTATGATTAACGATAAGGTAGTTCGTCTTGAAAACGTAGAATTTGAGAAATATGGAAGGTTGCTCGCTGATGTATATGTTGGGGATGTCAACGTTTCAAAAGAAATGCTTGCGAAACGTTATGCTGTAGAGTACGACGGCAAAAAGAAACCGGTCATCTCATGGGATGAATATGTAATTCCAATGTAAGAGTCGTTTGATAATACATAATATTTTTTTAAGTGAATGTCCAGTTTGTTTTATATATAAATATACTATAAATGAAGTCAAGTTTATATAAAAATCAAATGATTATGTTTGTGGTAATGGTCATTGTTGGTATGTTATTCAATCCTATGAATATATTAGCGTATCGTTTGTCAGACCTTTATATGTCACAAACACTTTTTTATGGTGGTTTATTGATGGCGTCAAATATGATGTGGGCGCATGAAATCGTTCATTATTTATCTATGGGGCATTTTAATATGTTAATTTTCTCGATTGGAACAATGTTGTCTATTTGCATATCAATATTATTGCGACAACAACTATTGGTTGATGATAAACAATGGTTAAGACGAATGATACCACATCATTCTACTGCATTAACAACATCTCATAAAATATACAATAAAACAACTAATCCAGAAATAAAAAGGTTAGCGAAAGAAATTATTGATACTCAAGAAAAAGAGATAAAATTAATGAAATCTATGTTGTAATATTAACCTTACGCTTCCTTTTGGATTTACGCTTCCTTTTGGATTTACGCTTCCTTTTGGATTTACGCTTCCTTTTGGATTTGTGATTTACACCGGCAGCAAGGTCACTAATAGTGTCAAAATCTACCGGCGCCATATCATTTTCTGGATCTATATTTGATATTCTGGAGCATGATAGGTCTAATACAATAAGAGGTATGCCGTGTGGAATTATCTTATTTTTTTCAATATATTCTAATATGTCTTTAAATGTAACCTCCCCAATAAGTGGTCTACTTTCATTGTAAATACCTTTTAAATCTTCGTAATTATAAACCTTCTTATTAGCGTGACGCAATAACTTTACAATCTCGTGCCGTCCACTTAACCCTTTTGATATTTTCTCCAACTTGAGATGCCACGCACTAAAAAATAAATCATATTCTTGACCACCATATATCATTTTAACCGATTTATTATCGTTATGAATAAATACCTTGTTTAACATTGTCTTTCCATCAGTGGATGCAGTGTACATTTTATATGGGGACCTAGCATCTCTTATATAATCACCAATCGAAGGATGCATATAAAATCGCGGGGATGTTGCGAGTTTATCAATACGTTTGGCATTTAGTGCGTCTTTTCGTTCAGTTTGTAATATGGTATGTTTTTTTAGAACACTATCCCCATTTTCCGCTATAACCCGCACTCTATTTGCGAACGACCCACTTTTTTCACCCTGTATAAAAGGCATACTATACAAATCGCTGTACAATGTACCGAGATTTTCACCGGTAAAGTTTGCCATACCTAGTCTAGCAGCATTTATTTTTATAATTGGACGTGGTGGTTTAAATAAATCATTCCTGTTAATACGCTCGTATCGTCCGTGCATGTAAATCACCAATATCGGCGGGTTAATTTCAAGATATTCTTCATCTGGAAATTTGAATTTCTTCATTCTATCTATTTCTCCTTTTTCCAACCTGTGTTTTTTTGCTATTAAAATGTCTGTAATTTTCGTTGTATCTAGAGGCGTATGTGGATGATATGATGAGGTATGTCGCGGTAATAATTCGTGTGATAATTCGGGTGGTGATAGTTCGTGTGACACCCTAGCGCCCATTTATACTTATACTTATGATAATAAATGATATTTAAAACGTATGTATCATTTATTATATCAACATGGTGGTTGTTGTAAAATATTTTCACGAAAAGGATGCGGCAGAATTCAATGAGTTGATTCGTACACACGACGAACGCATTATATTTTTACATCATCACTTATCATTGAAAACACAGTTACGATTAATCATTAATGATTTAGGAACTGAAACTCGTGACATTCTTGTGGTTCGTTTTCCTAAAGTAAAATCACTTAATCGTAATCAAATTGTGATGGATATTTTAATGCGTGGTGCAGTTACATACGGAGATGGAAATGTTTGGTTTCCAAAAGAAGTATGGATTTTCAACCCGTCTATATAAATTTACCGGCGGCGTTTAGACTTGCGCACCTTGGGGCGTCGTCCCTTCGACCGCCGTCCCTTCGACCGTCGTCCCTTTTTAGAACCTCTCTTAACGCGTCTGCTGCTCGAACGACGCCCTCGTTTACCTGTCATAACATGATGTCCAGTTAGACTTGCACCCATACCACTGAGACGTTCGCTTGCCCTGAAAAATGGATTCCCTCCAGTCATTGGGACAGAATCGAGAGCACCTGACACAGCACCGATATCACCTGGTACAGCAGGCATCATCTGATCCGCAATGCTGCTACCAACTAAACCATAAGGACCACTCATTATATATATATATGAGATAATTATATGAAATAAATGAAAAATATAGAATCAAACGCGGATATATTTTGAATAAACAATTGTCAGATATTAAAAAAAATATACTATAATAATTATGGACGCATACATTTACATCCAGTTATATTATGAAAAAATGCGAAAATTGCGTGATGCAAAAAAATAATTTAGTATAATGGAATTTTAAATGTGTCCGTTCATTTTTCCTATGGTTTCCCAAAATGATTTCAGAAAGTATGAGGTATCCATTATATTTATAATCAAATATAATTGAAAAACATAGTGATAATACATATACATTATATATGACGCGTATATGTATCATAGTGGAGTCACCACACAAATGTTCTACGATTCAGAAATATGTGGGGAATGATTACAATGTTATTGCTTGTTATGGTCATTTCAGGTGTATAGAAACGCTTGGTGATATATCGAAAGAATCTTATAGTATTAAATTCACAGATATTAAATCGAAATCATCTGTTATTAGTCGATTAAAGAAATGTATCAATGAATCATCTGCTGTGATTATAGCAACTGATGATGACCGGGAAGGTGAAGCAATTGGATGGCATATATGTGACAGGTTTAAATTATCTCTAAATACACCTAGAATTATATTCAATGAGATTACATATGATGCAATATCTCGGGCGCTTAATAAACCAACCATTATTAACTTGTCAGTAGTAAACGCCCAGAAAACGCGACAGGTCATCGATATGTTAATTGGATATAAAGTGTCTCCTCAATTATGGAAATCTATAGGTACGCCTAAATTATCTGCAGGGAGATGTCAAACACCCGCATTGAAATTAATTTACGATAATTATAAAACTACCCAACAACAAAAAGAGACGTTTAGATATGTAACATCTGGATATTTCACTGATAAGAATATACATTTTGTACTAGATAAGGAATATGATACAATTGATACTATGAAACATTTCATGGATATGTCAAAGGACTACATACATGTATTATCGCATGACGATACCATCATTAAATCAACTGAACCACCGGTACCATTCAATACCTTATTGTTGCAACAGGCATCCGGAACAGAGTTAAAACTTACAACAAAGGATACAATGAATGCCTGCCAGTTACTATATGAGCGTGGATATATAACCTATATGAGAACAGATTCAAATAAATTCAATTCTGGATTTATGGATACATCCATTCAATACATTGATGCCATATACGGCAAAGGTTATGTAACATTCCCAATCGATAAGGATATGATATCAGATGATACGTCAGCGCACGAGGCGATACGACCGACAGATGTTTCGGTTCTAACCCCGGAAGATGTGACCAAAAATGCATCTAGAATATATACCCTCATTCGAAACCGAACCATTATGAGTTGCATGAAACCGATGATATCTTCAATTATTAAATGTAAAATAAGTGCTCCAATGGGTAGTGCATATACATATAAATCATCCCGAATTGATTTTCAAGGGTGGAACATCGTAACGAACGGAAATAAAACCGATGATGTTTTTGAATATATTAATAAGATTTCAGATGGGAATGTTTCCTATAATAAGATCACATCTTTACAAATAGCAAAGGATGTACATCGCCATTATAATGAATCCGGTCTCCTTCGGATAATGAAAACAATGGGAATTGGTCGCCCTTCAACCTATTCGTCTATTATAGAGACATTAAAAGAACGAAAATATGTTAGATATAGCAATGTAGAAGGAATTGTATACAAATCATATGATATGGAAATGATAGATGGGGTTATAAATACGAGTACAAAGGAAAAGACGTATGGTGTCGAGAAAAATAAATTGGTAATTCAACCATTGGGTGTAGACGTGGTCGAATTCCTGAATACATATTATTTGTCCCTATTTAATTATTCTTACTCTGAAGAGATGGAAAACAGGTTAGATGCAATTGGATCCAGTGACACGTCATGGTATAACGTATGCAATGATTGTAACAATACGATAAATGAATGTACCAAAAAGATTGCATCAATGGAAAAAGGATACAAATTAGACGACCAACATACGTATATAAACGGAAAATATGGACCTGTTATTAAAATCATAACAAATGGCGTGGTGACATTTAAACCTGTCATATCTGAAGTTGATAGTGAAAAACTCAAAAATGGATTATATAAACCAGATGATTTGATTAAGAAATCATCTGACGATGTGATATTAGGAGAAATAGATGGACATAATGTATATATAAAATCTGGAAAATTTGGAAATTATATATATTATAATGATAAGACTTATTCTATACCAAAAGGAAATGAAACGTTGCAATTGGAAGAGGCAATGAGAATTATTAACGGAATTCGTGAGATATCACCTACAATGTCGGTAAGAACCGGTCCAAAAGGAATATATCTTATGGTAAAAACGAAGGGAAAGGGTAAACCACTATTTAAATCGTTGAAAGAATTTAAACACGATCCATATAAATGTGATATTTCATTATTAATAGATTGGATGAATTAAGACCGAATTCTATAATTAGTTGGTATTTCATCAATCAAATGTTTTATATCCAATGTAAATTCAAATGGATAATCCTGAAAGTTGACCATTCTACCATTATGGTACCTGAATTTGAATTCTAACCTAGACAATCTATTGATTGGTTCATCAAAAGTTGATATATTAGAGATATTATTTGTAAATGGTTCACTCCTTACCGTAAGTGGTTCATGTATTATGGGTATTTTTGCAAATGCAGAATTAATTGTTCCACCAACCCCATCATTTCTTGTATAAATAGACGACCTATTTGATGCAGTTATAGTCGTATTATTTGTCTCCGAATAAGGGATTATCTCGTCATATTGATTATAATGTTTGACTTCCATGTATATAGAGGTATCACCTAGTATACGCGGATTAACGTCGGCGTAAACTACCTGAATATGGTTGCCATCATCTTGATATACAACCGGCACTTCACTTTTATATCCAAAGATTATGTTTTTGTCTTCTCCGTCAGCATATGAGGTAGACACATAATCTGTTTTTGTATTGAAACCGAGATTATATCCTATACCCCACCCAGAATAGTTAAGATAAAGGGGTGGCATGTTACTGCACGTGTCATATTCACCCGGAATTGAAAATTTAAGTGTAAAACTGTCTTTGTGATTTGTGAATAAAAATTTATGCGATATCTCATTGTATAAGACATTAAATCCGCTGTATGCTATATCGACTTGTTTGTTTAATCTGTATTTTAATTCATTCGCTAATTGGGTTGAATTGTACGTTCCTTCAGGTAATTCAATTTCAAATATTGTGGCGCTTGTTCCTACCGTATAGAATAATTTTGTATTTTCGTTTATATTAGATATAACATTCTGATTAGAAGGAAATATTGATGTCGTAAGTGTCAATGATGTAACCTTATGTATGCTTGCTGGTAAATCAATCGAGAAATGATTTGAATTTTTCCATTTTTGTATATCTCTATCAATCGAGTGTACCGAAAGTTTACTCGACGTTAATACATACGTATTTTTTCTGTCAATAATTGGTTGCACAAGATTCATATAATATATAGGGTTAATTTATTTAATCTAATAAATATAATTATATTATAATGGGAAAGAATACAAAGACGTATAGAACAACTATATTGGGTATTTCAATCCCTACATTAGTAGCAAATATAGTGTTCTTATATTGTATATTCGACAGAATTACGAAAGAGAATTATACATTAAGATTGGTACTTGGTGGCATATTTTCAGTCGTAAATATTATAACATCTAGTATATATTTAGCGTATTGCGATATATTAGAAAAGAAAAAAACTGACAATATCAATGATAATAATAAAAATAGATCACATTTTGCAATTGGTTCATTGGCGGTTGTAACCATTGCGATAGCGTTGGGTGTAGATGATTTTTATACAATCAATCAAATGTTAGAAAATGGATTATCAAGATACATTAATGAGTTCGCTCCTGATGCAGTTAGAGTGGTTATGTTCTTATTATCCATGAGTGCATTTGTTGTTTCTGTTTATAATTTTCAATACGCGAGATATTCCATGACTGATTAGTCTACTATTTGAGTTTATATATTAATCCATAATTTGTGTTATTTTCCCATATACCTGATATTTTCAGTACCATATCATTGAATTTCCTACAATTACGTCTTTCTATGTTTTCCTTTATATAATAACACGGTACTAGATTATCGATATTGACTCTACTAAGTATATCATATTCTATACTAATCAATTGTTCCATACGGGTTTTATATAAATGTGCGGTTATAGGAACATTTATGTATAACCCATTCATATCAAAATGTTCCGTACTGTAACCAATTCGCTGAAACCATTTCATATTTTTTATCTTGTTTAAAACTCTACTTCCCAGATAAATATTGTGATGTTTAATATCATCTATATCAATGAGAATAATCATATACTCGTTATATGTGATTATTCTTTATAATGTATAAAGGCAAGAGATTATATTATCTTAATGACCAGTGTCAAACGATTAGTCAAAATAAACCAATGTATACGAGATGATAACAAAAGATATAACTTCATTATATATGGACCACACCAGGAGGATAGTTATAATATATTTATGAAATATTTATCAGGGTATACGTCAGATGAATATACAACTAAAAAAATGCATTTTACGATGTTATCTGGATACGACATATCCATTAAAAAAGGTATTAACCATTTCGAATTAAATATGGAATTTATACCAAATATAAAAATATGGAATGAGTTATATGACCACATACGTGATATAATGATTGCAACCAACATGAAACAATCTGTCATTTTATGCAATAATTTTCATTGTTCTGTAACAGATGTAATTGACACCATGTATAGTTTGTTCGATGATACATCACATCCCGATATACATTTCGTTTTATTATCTAGAGACATAACGTTTATTAGTGAATCGATACGAGATCGATTTATTACAATTCGTTCAAAGAAAGAATGTATCAAGAAAATTCATAGTTCATATGATAACATGTCTGATTCTATAACCTCGTTTATATTGAACATTGATGAGATTACTTATCATTCAATAAGAAACATCGTATATGATATATTTATTCATAATCTCAATCCAATCGACTGCATATTGGACGTAATTGGTAAATTAATATACAATAAAACATTCCCGATAACACCCGATGTGTTAACCAATATTAATTATCACATCAATGGGATGCATAAAAACTATCGGTCTATTTATCATTTAGAAGCAATGATGGTGTATTTAGTATCAAATGTACATGGACTATTCAACGTCGATATATAATCTTGGAATAAAGGGAGATGTTAATGCAAAAACAGTAAAGATGGCGTATCATAAGGGATGCTTAAAATATCATCCAGACCGAACAATGCGAGACACTCGTGAAGAATTCAATACAATACGAGTATCATATGAATATCTTATGAATCATATTGAGAATGACACGACATCATCTAAGGTTGAGCATTGTTCTGATAAAAAACAAATGTATTATACAATCATTGATAAAATGATAGATATAATTTCAAATATGAACATCGAAAATTACGATATATTAGAAACATTTGGATTACCTGAATGTGTAATCAATAAAATTAAAAAAAATGCAACTATGATGGAATACAACATTAACCCAACAATTGATAATTTATTAAACGATGACATTTATAGATTACCAATTTATGGAAGTGTATATATCATCCCCATGTGGTGGGGGAGCACCATTATTGAAACGAATACCGGAAAATCCGTCATTATAAACATGTTGTATGAATTACCACATAATGTAAAAATAGATGATGAAAATAATGTCATTGTTTCACTAAACAGATCGATTAAATCTTTAATGTCTAAAGATGTAATATCATTCCATATAGGTAGTATAGAGTTTGTTATAAAAATAAAAATATTAAAATATCAGACAATTACATTGTCACATAGAGGGTTGCTGGATCAAAGTGCAGATGATATTGTAGACGATATGAATCGGAAAGATATTATTGTGTATTTAACCTTAGACTGATGTATCCTTCTTTCGCCTTACCACCTTCTTCTTCGCTGGTTCTGGTGCAGGAGTTGCCTCTTCCTCTTGAGGTTGGTCCTCTTCTGGTTGGTCCTCTTCTGCTGCACCACCACTATCTTCTGCAGTTTCATCTGGTTCATCGTCCTTCAGAACCGCTGCTTCAGAGTCACTCTCACTATCGTCGTCTTCGATCACCCGCTCTTTCTCTTCCTCGGACAATGCAATACAGCATTTTCCACGCAGAGATTCGCGTGGTTTTACAACTGCCTGGAACAGGCGCCAAGTCACTCCGAATTTCCCGTTCACAAAGTACAGACCACCACACTTAATCGCACATGCAACGTGACTATTTGGGGGGATAAGGTCAAGTGGAGTGACCTCATCGTCATTCGGATCAGGGAAGATTAGTTTATTCTTCACATCGTATAGTTCACAATCAAACTTGCTCTCGCCACCATCGCGTCCGGGCCACTTGTCAAGTTTAATCCGGAGGGTTGGTGCGCGGTCTGGGTTGCGTTCACCAGTTGCCTTGTCAATGGAATACGAAAGCATTGGGTTGAATAGAAGGTCAACCCCTTCTGCCGAAATACTCGTCTTTCCCAACCATTCCTTGGAATGCTTCACTGCATCACGCTTAATGCGCTCCTCAAACGCCTTCATCTTAGTAAGTAGTTTGTCTGCCTCGTCATTGGGATATTGACTGGTGGGAAACTGAATTGACAAACTATAAGTAGTGCGACCCCCATCTGGAGAAACCATTTCCTGTGCACCCCAGCACATAACCAATGGAGTATTTACAATTAGTTGCCCACCATCACGAATAATTCCAACCGATTTGCCACCTGCCTTATTGGGGCGCACCTTGGTGTATCCAAAGTCGGTCTCAGCGTTGAATTTGTCGTAGGGGATTGCGATCATGTTCTTCTTGGTTGCGCTCATCTTAACTGGTATACATTACATATACGCCAAACCTTTATATCAATTTTATAAACAATTAGGGTTATCCGTTGAGTAAAATGCAATTCATTTATAACGTTATTGAATTGCATTTTATCTTATATAATTATATATGATACACCATTCTTTGACAAATGAATCTAACAATCTCATACATATGCTTTATATGTCGTACCCAGAATATATGCAATCGTATAAACCAACCAATAACAATTCATATTCTGTATTTTACAGATATATGTATGATCTGATACGTAAGCACAGCAACCATTCATTTACCATTGTACAACCAAGCAACATTATCCCTCCATATGATAACCTATTACAAGGTGAATATACCCCATATGTATTTACATCTTTTATTTACAATAAGATAAAATATCAGTATACTACGGTTGTAACACTTTATGGTGTTAATGTGCGTATTATTGTTTCATCTGATCGTAGTATAGATTCATCTACATTAAATCGTAAAATAAACCGATTTGTAACTTCTATGTCTATATGTCTTGAACACAAATGTGATCGTATGTCAAGAGATGTAACTATATACGTATATGAAAACCCGTTGGGAAAAGATATCTATTCAGATACAAACATCTTGGGACCACTCAATGTAAACTCTGGTATTTCATATGTTGATGGTGGAAAATCGTCTGTTATTTTTCGCGCACAAGAGTCATTAAAGGTATTCTTACATGAGGTGTTACATCTTACTGGATATGGTCCACATAGAATGGATGCATCTATATCAAAAAAACTGAGGAAAATAATACCAATAAATTCATCAGTATCTGGTGAAGAAATATACGTTGAGATTTTAGCGCGCATAATTAATTGTGGGTATATATCATATGAGAACTGCAATGAATCGTATGATATGTTTCGGAATATTATCGACCGGTGCATATACATCGAGACGATATTTGCATGTTGTCAGACAAAAAAAATATTAAATCATAATGGTATCACTCATTTAAAACTGGATAAGGATGCAATGTCTAGTTACAAGGAAGATTCAAATGTATTTGCATATTATATAGCAACTGCATCGTTATTTGTATCAAAAGAGTTCATACCTTGGATGGTAACCCATAATAATGGATTGAAGTTTAATCTAAATAACGAAACAATGAATAGTTACATATCTATATTGAAACGGGCGCTGAACAGCAAGAAATTTTACAATTTGTGTAATAGTGTCAAGATACACAAGTCATTTGGATTGAGAATGAGTGTAATAGAATTAAAATAAAAATTGATATAATACAATGTGATATTATAAGTCAAAAACAATGGGAGTGAAACATCTAAACAAGTTCATACGATTAAATGCAAATGAAGGTGTGATAAAAACCCACCTAGAGAATTTGTCGGGATGGGTAGTTGCAATCGATACTAGTAATTATTTATATCGGTTCGCAAAAAATGGTTCTATGATACGCGGGTTGTATAATATGATTAATACATTGAAAAGATATGAAATTATCCCTCTATTTGTACTTGATGGTGTACCCCCATCTGAAAAAACTGGAGTGTTAAATGAGAGACGACGGGATCGATACATTGCTTTAGACAACTACAATAAACTTAAATCAGATAATGACACAATGATGACCACCATTGATTATACGAAAATGAGAGAATATAAGAGGAAATCAACCTATGTATCTAGGTATGACGTTATGAATGCAGTTAAATTGATGGATCTAATGGGGGTTAGTTACATCAAGGCGACTGGTGAAGCAGATCAGTTATGTTGTTTGTTTACGATAAAAGGAATTACAAATGCATGCATGAGTGAAGATATGGACATGTTTGTATATGGAACCAACACGGTATTGAGATACCTTAGTCTTATTCACGACAATGTTGTTATTTATGATTATCATACAATATTGAATGAACTGGATATACCTAAGGATGATTTCACAAGTATATGTGTTCTATCTGGTAGTGAATACAACAATAAATATAAGTATGAAGATATGATATCGGTATTCGATATTATGAATATGTATAGTAAATATAGGAAATCAGGTAGTAAACTTCCATTTGTAAAATGGATAACAATATTTTCCCATAATATCGATACAATCGATATAGGATTATTCAACAGGATCATAGAAAATTATGATATCAATAATGATACATTACCTGATTTTAAAATCAATTCCAAAATTATCACAACCAATAATGAAATTATGGATTTCGTTAATGGATTTGTAAAATAAAGTGTATAATGCAATAAATATATTTTTATCTTACTATATAAGGTGTATATTAATTGCGTTAAATGGTTTAAAAAGGTTATGTATGGATATAGTATAATGCCTGCCAAAGTCAAAGCCACCAAACCCACCCCAGTTGTAGCTGCCGCCGATACTAAGAAGTCCCAGAAGGCACAGAAGAAGAGTGATGCTCCTGCCCCTAAGGAACCTGCTGCCCCTAAGGTGGTTGCACCAAAGGAGGAGGTTGCTGCTGTTCCAGTAATCAAGGGTGACGAGGCATCCAAGAGTGAGTGTGTGCGTCTACTTGCTCGTGTTCAGTCGGTAATGACCGAACTCGCTACACTCAAGAGGGAACTTGCTCTTCTTGATAAGCAAATCGTCCGTGATCTTCGCGCTTCTAGCAAGAAGTCTGGAAAGCGTTCCACCCCGAAGGGTGACCGCCAACCAAGCGGGTTTGTAAAACCTGCCAAGATTACTCCTGAACTCGCCACTTTCCTTGGAAAGGCGCCTGATACTATGATGGCGCGCACCGAGGTTACCAAGGAGATTAACTCCTACATCCGCGAGCACAAACTTCAGGACCCCACCAATGGGCGGATTATTGTGCCAGACGCTAAACTCAATGGACTCCTAAAGGTTTCCAAGGGCGACCAACTGACCTACTTCAACCTCCAGCGGTACATGAAGGTGCACTTTGTACCCAGTGCTCCTGCTGCAGCAACCGCCTAAATATTAGATTATTGTAAATATAATACCAAAGATTATTCATTATAAAATAATGAATAATCAAACATTTCTATTTAATTTCACAGGTAATCCGTGACCAAATAGTATCATATAAATTAACACAACTGCTGATAAAATGATACTTCTATTCTCGGCAACTGCCTGTTTATTTCCAACATACATTAGGATACCATAAACGAAAAGTCCTATTATCGCAGAATGAATTACCATAACAATTCCTCTCTCCATCTTATATAATTTATATATTTTTTCTAACGTTCATTAATTCTTCCGAAACCAATGGGGGGTTTCTGGGTATATATTCGTGTAACTTCGCCCGAAGTGTTAATTTAAGCGTATCCCGAAGATTAGACGAAGATGAAAATTTCGCCATTAATGCTTTGTACAATATATCACTCCGATTATCGGAAAATAAAGGGTCTATCTTAATCTCAATTGGTCTCACCTGTTTACCTTTGTATTTACCAGATAATGTACCCGCAGATTCCGCAACATACGGGTCATTCGATAATTCACCATCTGGATTGACATCAATAGCAAATTGTAAATAGAATTTATTATCGTGTTTTTTGAACTTATTTGCATTTAGATAATGAGTAACTGAATTCCACGTATGATTATCTAACTGAAATGGATGTATATAACTATTAGATAAGGTTCTTCTCCAATGAGAAATTGCACCTAATCGTCTGTATGGATTTTCTTTATATGATCCCAATTTCTCGCCGTTTCCTTTGCCCGGTCTCGCATCCATAGATCGTATGTAATACTGGAATATGTCACCTTCATCATATGTATCATCCAATGTAACATGCGGTATTTCACTTGGTAAACCAATTGACTTACTATCCATCATATCCCTAAATTCCTTAATCGTATAGTACGTACCTGCCATTTTCTCGAGACATGTTTTCATTACTAAATGTTTAATTTCATTTGGCAATTGCACGAACGTAAACGAACCCATACCCTTATATGTTACAAGTGTATAATGCTGTCCTGTATAGTTTAATAAAATGTAATACTTGGGGGAATATATGGTATCAGTTGATGGATTTTCACCACACGATAAAACAGACTCAGTTGATTTTTGAATATATGCACGTTTGTTTAGTAAAACCAGTTTGAGTTGGAGTAATTGTTCCAGTGAAGAAATCGCCCATGCATCTCCCCAATAATTGCTTGTTTTTACAACGAGTTTGAATTTTTCAAGTGAATCAACATCCTTCATGAACAAGAATTCATTCAATTGTTGTGTTTGTATTACCATCTCGCTATTAACGCTCTTTAATTCATCTTGTTTCATACGGAGAAGTTCCTTCGTTGCAGTGTCTCCATTTCCGTCAACGGTTTTTACCATTTTCCGTCTAAGTGATGCTATTTCTTTTTTAAGACCTGCGATCGTAGTTTCTAACTGACGATATTCTGAAACAGTCGAATCGTACAATACCTTGTAATTCATATAAACGTAGTCTTTTGCATTATCTGATATTTTTTTCCGTAACTCCTTTACACTGATCGTTATACCCGACAACTCGAGTGCATCGCGGATCGATGAGAATAGGCAATCACCTCCTCCTTCATTGTCGATTATATCATAATCTTTATTTTTCATAAAACTCTGAATCCATGGTTCACCTGGAGTTTTTTTATATGGAACCGGTGGTTTCGGTATTTCTATATCAGATGTACCATCTCCAATCGCTGGTATGTTGAATAAGATGATATCGTCCAGTTTATTTAGATCGATGTCACCATCTTCATCTGTTACATCGCCAATATCCTTGTAAAGTAGTTCATATATACCAATCTTTTTACCAACGGCATCATCCAATACATCATACACGTTATAGAATACTACACCATAATTCGATAAAAATGTATCGTCTAATTTACCAAGCACTATCTCAGTTTCTGTATCATTAATGACTATATCATATATAGACGATTCGTGTCCGATGTCTGATGGATTTACTGATGTATTGGTTGTATAATCAATACCTCTATTTATCCTTGACAATACCATTATAATATTAATAGTCATTTTATAAAATATTACTTCAACATATCAACTATATCCATATGCCTAAATATTACCTTATTTGATATGTATTCACTCTTTTTCATATTCATTATATGTAATAGGTTAGTATTTATCTGTTCCCATTTTTCTGTAAATGATAATATATCTTGTGAATCTAGGATTATCATATACAAAATTTCTGTATATTCCTCGTTTATTTCTATAATATTATTTGATTGTATTAGTTCGGTTTGGATACGTTCAATAATGTTTAATAGGTAACTAACTGGTAAAAATCCATTGTTTGTCAGTTGTATTATCATCCGAATAACAGATTTCCTGTTGTCATTTTTCTTTATATATTCACAGTAACTATCGTATGATACGTTTGGGTTACAATAATTGAAATTATGCATATCGGTTTCGAATGATTCTATGTATGATTTCACGATATCATGTGCAATTGGATAATGCATACCAAACTTATTGTAGATTGATGCATATAATTTAGCGTATACGGAATTATTCATCATCATTATCGATAGAATTTTCTCTCCTAATGTCTTAATATCTGCCAAATCTGTATACGTTTTACATTCATTGATGATAAGTTCAGATAATTTACAATAATTTTCATCTGATAATTTATTGATATGGCGTCTTATACTAAGTACTGACGACTCTATGCCGGTTAATGTATTTGATTTTATAAATGTTTTTTTATGCACTGGTCCTCGCCAACTATTCGAAACCTTAGTGTTATTAATTTTATCATTTAGATTGAGTTTCTTTATAATGTCATTTAATATATCCAACGTATCGGTTGGTATATTAAATTCGTAATCTCCCGAATTAATCAGGTTAGATGTATCATCTAACGTAAATGATGGCATTATTATACTATATATTATAAAATTAAACCTTTTATATCTATATTAACTATATTACAATTTAAACCTTTCTATATGAAATATATATATGGAATCGTCAGAAGAAGACGCCTCATCTTGGGATGACATTGGTGTATCTATGGATGTTCTTAGAGGCATTCATTCCTATGGTTATGAGAAACCTAGTCCAATTCAGTCAAAATCGATCACTCCGATTATAAATGGTGGTGATGTTATTGCACAGGCGCAATCTGGCACTGGTAAAACCGGTGCATTTACGATCGGTCTTTTATCTAGGATAGATTTAGATAAGAAAGGAATACAAGCAGTTGTCATATCCCCAACACGGGAGTTATCGCAACAGACTAAAAACGTAATTGATTCTATAGGTACATTTTGTAAAGGATTAAACACTAAACTCCTTGTTGGTGGTACAAGTACTCGAGACGATATACACGATATAAAGTATAATACTCCCAATGTTATTGTGGGATGCACTGGAAGAATATACGACATGATGGAGAGAAATCCAAAATACTTTGACCATATATCGATTGTAATCGTTGATGAGGCGGATGATATGTTATCTGGTGGATTTGAAGAACAATTATACAATATATTTAAATTTCTTCAACATGATACACAGATTGTATTATTTAGTGCAACATTACCTCAAGAATTATCAAATATAACCTCGAAATTTATGAGGAATCCTACTGAAATTTTGGTGAAAGCAGAGAAACTAACTCTTGAAGGGATTCATCAGTATTATGTGTCATTGGCGGATGATAATGATAAAATGGACACCATAAAGGATTTATTCGGTCTACTCAATGTGTCGCAAACAATTATTTATTGCAACACTATGGAGAAGGTTCAATCTCTATACGAATACATGGTTGAAGACGGATTCTCTATAACGCGGTTGCACAGTGGGATGACACGTGATGAGCGAACTGAATCATACAATGCGTTTCGTTCTGGTAAACAACGAATACTCATTTCATCTAATGTAACTGCTAGAGGTATAGATATACAACAGGTAAGTACCGTTATAAATTTTGATATTCCAAAATGTGTAAACACTTATTTGCATCGGATTGGACGAAGTGGTAGATGGGGTAGAAAAGGAACCGCAATAAACTTTGTTACTAAATATGACATAAGATATATTGATGATATAGAAAAGCATTATTCAACCAAAATAGAGGAATTGCCTCTGGATTGGGACAAATACGTATGTTAAGTGGTATATTTGTATATGCATTTTATAATGAATAATATATCTGTTTTCAAATTACCAATTGAATATGTGAAAAAATGCCACGTTGTCAGTGATAATGTACGAAACGACCTAGAGATGGTTTTAACTGACCGATCAGATAAAACATTATATAATACTCTTTTTGATTCTGACACCGATATAGATCCTTATTGTAATATATGCATCAATCAGTGGAATAAATTCTACACAACCGATAAGACATTCCTTAAAGATACGTGTTCTATCATAAAGACAATAAATACAAATGTGGATATGTGTAAAGACGACAATATGTTTGAATTATATAATGATATCTCAAATAATGACGGATTTATGGAGAGATATGTCTCATATATAGAATGGTCAAGAATGGAATCACTTAATCGCAATGAACGATTTTTACAGTTGAGTGGAATGTATCATATTATTGCCCCATTAATATCTATCATTATACCAATCGCAATATTTTTTGTACCCTTTTTGTTATTAAAGATGTCAAATGTACCGATAACAATAGATTCATATATATCAAACCTGAAACATCTCATAAGCAGAAGAGGGTTTGATATAAGGGGTGGATCAGAAACCAACGTTTATTTAATATTATCAATCATAATATACATTATTCAGATATACCATAATTCAATGGCGTGCATCAAGTTCAGAAAAACAATTTGCACGGTACAATCTGAAATGTGTAAAATACAATCATATCTACGCCATACAAATACAAGAATGTCCAAATTTATAGAGAGTGTCGCAATGATAGATAGTTACAAAGAGTTCTGCATTGATGCATCCAAACATTACGCAATCCTTAATGATTTTATGACAAAATTAGATGAAATATCTTCGATAGAAACGGATAAGATATCAATATACGACACATTAGAATTAGGAAAGAAACTAAAAGGATTTTATGTCGTGCACAACGACGAATCAATAAGAGATTCTATATCTTACAGTATTGGGTTTAATGGTTACATTAACAATATGTTGGTATTAAATACTAAATATAGAGATGGCACTATAACGTCCTGCAAATTTAACAAGAAACGTAGTAAAATCAAGGGCGGATATTTTATAGGCACGTCAACAAATAGTGATATAATAAGAAATACATTAGATTTATCCAAGAATATCATTATTACTGGTCCCAATGCATCTGGAAAAACCACCATAATGAAAGGAATGTTATTTAATAATATATTATCACAACAGATTGGTTGTGGATGTTATAGACGCGCCAATATAATGATATACGACAATTTCCATAGTTACATGAATATTCCAGATACATCTGGAAGAGATAGTTTGTTCCAGGCGGAAGCGAGACGTTGCAAAGAGATAATACAAACAATAGAAACTCAAAAGGGTAACCATTTATGCATATTTGATGAATTGTATTCGGGAACGAATCCAACCGACGCAGTATCTAGTGCGATGGCATTCATCGGGTTTATAGATACAAACAAATCGGTTTCATTTATGCTGACAACGCATTACACAAAAATATGTGAATATGTCGAAGAACTCAAAGGCGCTGATAACTATCATATGGATGTAACGACAATTGGAGACAGAGACATTCAATTTACATATAACATATTGAAAGGTATATCAACTATAAACGGTGGTGTAAATGTATTGAAGATGATGCAATATCCAGATGAGATATTAAATAATGTCATTAAATATTCAAAGAAATAATGTTCGTTTATAGACGTATTTATTTGTATGTGAGTTATATATTATGGGCGCAGTTGGATTTTGTCCCGCTGTTATTTTAACGCTATTTGTAACCTGTATAGGAGTAATAATGGGATATCTTTTGTACATGAATAGACAATTGACCAGGTTGAATAACACAGTCACTGCACAACAAGATGTCTTGTCTACATTAATCAAGGATATCAAATCTTCACACGAGGCACCTCTTGTAGATCATCAATATGGTGCGTCTCCCGTTGCTATCAAAGTGGCAAAGATGGTAGAAGGACTCAAGACAACTAGTGCGGGTGGGGATGATAATCATTCAGATAGCGATTCAAATGGGAGCAATAGCGAAGATGATTCAAGTGACGACGAACCCGATGAACAGAATGCCGTTGTAGAGAAAGTTGAAGAAGCATTAAGAGAGTCACCCGAGGACGTTTCTGATGCAGTGATTAATTCACCATTTGGTGATATATCTTCTGTAATGTATATGGGAGGAGTAAAAGGTACCATCTCAATGGATGAAATTGGTATTGATAACATAAAAGATGTCATGGACAAAATGTCGGGGTTGATTACTAATGAATCTGGTTCTCAGTATGACATTGATGTAGATGAATTAGATGACCAACCTTCAGATGATGCAGAATTACCGAATGATACACCATCAACCATTGACGTGTCCAGTATGAAGGTATCAGAACTTAGAAGTGTTGTCACCGATAAGATGGGTCCGGTTGCAAATTTATCTAAACTTAAAAAAAATGAATTAATCGATTTACTCGGTGCAAATTAAAATATTTAATTATTTATATGAATAAATGTTGTTATTCTGCTTCAAATAATATTCACTCTGATTTACCTCCATTGATGAATGATGGACGAAATTTTACATCGTGGAATTCATCTTATAATAAAATAAATGACACGAATAAATTAAAAACAAATTGGGATTATAGACAATACCTCACTAATAATCCAGACATTATTGTAAGACGAGACAATAGTATTACAAAGTATCTGCAAGATGACGGGATGAGTCTTATCAGTGACTCTGGGTCTGCACCCGCTTTCACTGAGAACCGTTCAGTTAATAGTACCAAACCTGATGTACATGATGTAAGTGACCTTAAACTACAATATATAAATAAATATAATTTGATGAAAAGTAATGAGACACCTACCTTAACACAGGAGCAATTATTCAAATGAATTTATCACATAAACACATTAACATTATATGCATATAATGTTATTGAGCATAGATATAGGAATAAAAAACATGTCGTATTGTCTTATGGATGGGTCTGACATATGTGACTGGAATATAATTAATTTATGTAAGATTGAACCTTGTTGTTTAGATACAAAAAAAGGTAAATGTAACAAACCATCCAGGTATGTCCATCAAGACAAATATTATTGCACAACACATTCTAAAAAAATAAATGTGTGTAAAGCACCCGATAATTTTATAAAATACAGAGATAATAAACGATTATCGAAAAAAGACAGAGATATATTATTTACAAATTTAGATGTAGGCGATAATCAAACCCATGAATCCATTGTAAAACATGCATATGATACATTTATGATACCAATTGAAACAACAGATGCTACATCAATTAGTCTCATTACAATAGGGGAGTATTTGTGCAAATACATACCTGAATATATAGACGTGTCTAAGTTAACATGTGTTATTATAGAGAATCAAATAAGTACTATCGCAAGTCGGATGAAGGTTATTCAAGGAATGGTAACACAATATTTCATTTGTAACTGCAAAGGTATAAAAATAGAATATATATCATCCATTAATAAACTTAAATCATTTGATGTTCCGAAGAAAACTTATAAGGATAGGAAGAAATCTGGGATAGAAGTTACAAAGAACATATTGTCTGGAAAATATAAAAAATGGGAATCCTTTTTCTTATCACATAACAAAAAAGATGATCTTGCGGATTCATTTTTACAGGCACTTTGGTATTTGTCTTAACTTATTACGTTATTATATATTTAAAAATAGATGAATATATAATAATATGTCGTCCGAACTGGATATAATTGAGGTAACTGATTTATCCAGTGAAGGCGCGGCGAGTGGAAAGATTGACTTTGGTGGGGGCGCTGAACTGCTGATGAACACACGCAAACAGAGTAGTGATAGTGTAGATAAATTACCCAAGACAAACGATATATCTTCCCTTGAAGATGATCTAAACGAACTCACATCGAACATACAAATCCCTACTTTGAATTTTTCAGAACCTTTGCCATCAACACCTATCATTAACCCTCCACAATCACCTGGACCACCACCCCTTACTGATACCGATTCAAATATAGGTAAAGCAACATCCAATTCAGAAACAGATAATATTTTTAAACCGGTTGTGTCTCTTGATATAGAACAATCTACAAAAAAAGTGCAGCAGACTCCAGAGGAGAAACAACGCGACAAGTTGATTGCTCTAAGAAAGTTAGAAGATTTGGAATCAAAAGGGGTAAAACTCTCAAAGCATTATACGATGGAATCGTCTATTTCTGAAATGAATGGTGAATATGAGGTTCATATATCGAATAAAGAACGATCAAATAGCATAAAATTCCAAGGTAAAATGCTTATGATGGCAATCACTGGTTTAGAGTTTCTAAATTCTAAATTCGATCCATTTGATGTTAAGTTGGATGGATGGGGCGAACAACTTAATGAAAACATTGACGATTACGATGAAATATTTGCTGAACTCCATGAGAAATATAAACAGAAAGCGAAAATGGCACCAGAAGTGAAATTATTATTCCAATTGGCAGGATCAGGTATTATGGTACATATGACAAACACGATGTTTAAATCTGCAATGCCCGGAATTGACGATATTATGAAACAACATCCTGATTTAGCAAAACAGTTTACATCTGCCGCCGTTAATAGTATGGGTTCAAACAACCCCGGGTTTGGTAATTTTATGAATGATATAACTGGAAATAGTCCTCCGCCACCCAGTATGAATGTTAAACCAACAAAGTCCACAAGAGACAGAGACCCACCTACTAAATCGTATCAGACCAACACAGATGGTGTAGACATAAGTGATCCATATTCAAGTTACAATACCGATGAAGTTTCCACAACAAATGTGTCCAGAGTAATGAAAGGACCAAGTGACATAGATGATATTCTATCTGGATTGAAAAATAAGTCGCCGCAACCCGAAAATAACGGGAGCACAGTAAGTCTGCAGGACTTGGCAGATATGAATAATGCATCTGTTCCTACTAGACGCAAGCGCAAGACGAAAAGTGACAAGAGTGTATCCCTTCCTGTCTAATGCATTCAATCTTACATATTTCTAAATAATTCACCAATTATTATTTTTGACTTCATGATATCCGAAACGGATAATTCTGAAAACCATCTGTAATTCGTTCGAGTCACGATGTCTCCACTTGGTATATATATCCCGTATATTTTTTTACGAAATGGTATATATGTACTACCTAGCAATCGGTCAACTGTAACCATGTATCCATCTGAATCTTCAATTCCAATCATATTTGCATCAATGATTTCAACGCATCCCGCATTGAATAATGAAATGAGTTCTTTTTGATGTTTACCTGTGAATATACTTTCATTTGTATAATCATTGGATACGAGTTTCTCCATTTTGGAAACGAGTTTCTCCATACAATTATTCTCTTTCTCGCACCCAATGAGCGATAAGGATGGTGAAAAGTCTGTGTAAGACGCCATTATATTCTTATTCAATACCTCACCTATTAATATATTATTGTTATTTATTGCATTGTCATATGCACTTATGAATGAATTACGACATATGAAACTTGGTGGTACAAATAATCCGCCGTATGTATACAGAATACGTGTTACTGCTAAATTTCTTACCTTTGTTTTCATTGGATCGGGTATAATATCCATATCTATATTCCAATTTGGTATAATATTAGATAATGAGTCATCATCTATCGTAACAATATTAAAATCTTCACTACAATACATCGTAATGCTCTTTATACATAAAGAAATATAAGGATATATTTTCCCATTTTTTTTTGATTCTTCTGAAATATAAATCCATAATATGGGTAAACTGTCTTTCTTGCCATTGTCATCTAGATACTTCTTAATTGACGCCATTTTATCATCTTTTTCTGTAAGGTTGCCGTTATATCTAGAAGACAATATTACCACGAGTGAGACAACCCCAACAACCAGCATATATTCACTATAATCATACATATATTATAGATAGAATATCTTTATTGAAAATGATATACGTATCATAATAAATTACTGGATACATACATCTTGATTTTTTTTAAAGTACGTGTTACACAATTCCTTTAATGTTTTACTATCACGTAATCGATTTAATGAAATATTAAACATATTCACAAGACTAGCGTGTCTCCGGTTAAATACAAATGCCAAGAAATCCTTTTCTAATATGACATCACCTCTTTCAAATTGTTTGTTTTTCTCGTTTTGAGTCGTTAATCCTGAATTCATATAAAACGCATCTACTTCTTCTTGATTATTGTATACATAATCACTCAAAACCTCATATGTATCCCCAGATGGATTGTCTACGGCAACAATATCAAAATCAAATTTATCGCGGTAATGATTTAATAATGTTTCATAAGATTGACCACGTATAACCGCAATTTTTTTACCATATAGATAATCAATGTCATTGAAAGGTTTTGATTTTAAATTTGCCGAAACGATTGAACTGGTTGTGTATGACGTCAGGAATATACCTATGAGTCCTGATATAAAAATCAGAACAGATCGAATGATAAGTCCATGTGATGAAACCTTATATATTTTTTCATTTAGTTTTGGATTAAGAACAAAACCTGGTTCGCCAAATAAGGTTGCTGCAACTCTCCACAACGACTCTCTATATGATATCTGGGATGGTACGATAGAATAATGAATAATCGAAAGTAGAATTGATACGATTATAATAAATACAAAAATATGTAGTATCGTGTATAAAATCTCAGTGTATTTGGAAATATCGACATCTCCCACCTTATTAGATTTGTCAGATAAGTAATAAAATGATGCAATATCTACTGAATGTGGACTACTAAACAATACGATTTTACTTCGTTCATATGTATTTGTTATGCCTCCTGATATGATGTCATATTCACCTTGCGCAAGTTTATCAATCATTTCATTATATGTATACTGTCTCCCTTCTTCTGGTATATATTCATATTCTACATTGAGATTGTTGTCATTGACTATTTTATCAATAATATCATATTCATACCCTGTTATATCACCTCTGGAATTTTTATATATATATGGAGGGGATTCAAGCAACCCGATCTTTAATGGTATCGAAGATAACAACTGTTCTTCTGCCATATTCATTGTATATATTCATATTATAAATGTTACAATATAAATATTATTTTGCCAGATTTCTTTGTCCCGATGTGAGATAATCGCTTTCGAATTCATTTGCTCTTATATACATAATGCCCGTTTCTGATGAAGTAAATACAATCCGCTTAATCTTAACGGCGTGGATAACATCCATACAATTTTTACATGGAGCAGAATTCATAAGAATCCCATATTTAGATAATCGCACGACATATAGTGTCGCATCTGAAAATATATTATCTGCCTTATCCACATAGTTTGCACTGCCTGGACCTATATTTGTACCTCTCGCGCACATTCTTATTTGATATGCTGTCTCGAATCGCAGAAATCTCGGCGTGACATGAACACATACCGCGTATGAATCCATCCCTTGATTGGGTGCGATAATTGTTGTGTCCGCGTCCAATTATCTTACCATTATCCACAATGACACATCCGTGACGCCTCGCCTCTGATGACTTATTGGCTTCGGTTGCTGCCTCATCAATATACTTGTACATCTTCATTGAAATCGTATCCATCCTATATAATGGTATGTTTATTTATCATTATATCAGTTTATATAAGTGTAATTAAAAATAGTTATTTGGAGACGGTTTGTCGCAATGATTAACATCTTATTCTTGTCATATCAACATTCTTAATAGTAAAATATTGTACCATAATCCGAAAGGAAGAAAAATCGATACGTGTTCTGCACAGATTCACCGCAAATGTGAAAGAATATTGGTTTTCCAATATTCCGCTGTTAATTTATATAATGTATCGCGTCTCAGATTGGTATCCTCATAAAATATTCTTTTTTCGCGCAACCATTCCTTTAACTTATCTGGTGTTATTTCGGATTCTTCCCATTCATTTACGAAAACAACTGGCAAATCCTTATATGCCGAATGTATACCACTTGAATATTTAATGATTGGTATAGAACCGGCGATAATTGCCTCGAATGCTTTGGGAGAAGGGTCCAATCCACCACCATTTACACACAACGTAAACGTGTAAGACGACAATGTCTCTAGAAAAACATCTTTATCTATATGGGGAACATATTCAACAATTTCATTCCATTTTGTTTTCGCCAATTTATCAACCAAATTACGTTCATGAGTCCATCCACGTGTCCGATGACAACATAACACTCTTATATTATCATCAAACCTTATTTGATTATTGAATTGCCGATTAAAATATAGTTTTAATTCTGGTGTTTCAAAAACACCCGTTGGAATTCCAATCATTTTTGGAAGTAATTCGTCGCAATTTTCAGCGAACCATTTCACTAAATTATCTTGGTTTAGTAGGGTTTTTATAACTGAATATTGTTTATCGTCGCGGGACCATCGAGGGTCAACCTGATTGGGTATGGTTTTATCTGAAAATCCTGTGATTAGTATGAATTTCGTATCCTTATTGATCTTTGGGTAATACATATTGTAAAATTTAGTTATGAATTCAACTTTCACATAGACACATTTAGGTTGAATGTTTATGTCACCAACGAATGTTTCCCTTATGTACCAATCACACATTGCCTGAATAAAGGTCTCATTTAATTGATTGGCATCGGTTATTCTCATTTTCAGTAGCGAATACTCCATTATAATTGTGTATAATATAATAATAAATGATTATTTATCGTAATTATAACATAAAAAATAATATATATATTTTCAATTATATATTATATTAGCATAACTATGTGTTTCATACGGTAACAAGTGAAGTTATTTTCACTAGCGGGTTTTCAAAATGAAACCCTAACATACCAATCTGGAACCCACATTCCACCTAAGTTGTGCCCTATGTAACGTATTTATTTTATACGTTGAATTCGGAGTTCCACGAAACATTGATGACATATATTTCACGTTACTTACATTCCATTTTGAAACGTCCCCATCAAATGGGGTATCCCTAAACATATAACTCATATCCTTCACCTTTTCCACATTCCACTCTGATACGTCCCCATCAAATGGGGTATTCTCAAACATATAACGCATATTTTCTACATTATTTGTTTTCCAATTGGAGACATCACGATTAAATTTACTAGATCCAAACATACTAAACATAGAAGTTACACTAGATACGTCCCATTCGGATACATCGCCGTCAAAGGGTGTACCACTAAACATAGCGTGCATATTTGTGACATTGCCAACCTTCCATTTGGAAACATCACCATTGAATTTGCTTCCGGCGAACATACACTCCATCGTTTTCACTTTGGATACGTCCCATTTGGAAATGTCGCCATTGAATTGACTGCCCCTAAACATCCACCCCATATCTTCCACATTGGATACATTCCATTTCGAGATATCTCCATTAAATACACTATTATGGAACATGCTAAACATAGTAGTTACATTTGATACATCCCATCCAGATATATCACCGTTAAATTTACTTCGTTCAGATAATTTTCCAGTAGTGCTACGTTGAAAGATACAACTCATATTCGTTATTTCAGATACGTTCCAATAGGCTGAAAATCCATAGTGTTCATAACATTTTTTTGGATTTATACAATACCATTTTATTGCTTTTAATAATGATTCACGATCGTGTACCTGTAAACGCTTACTATTGTATCGGTAGAAGTCGCCAAATTCATGTATCACTGGGATACCAAATTTTTTGACAATTTCATCTATCAATACATCTACATTTGTAACCATTAGATAATCACACAATTCAATAAGTTTCAGATAATTAGTTGCAGTAATGATTAATTCTATCAGATCATCCAAATATTCTTCTAATGGATGTCCATTGAAACATTCACTAATATCAGCATATTCATCTTGTTCTTTTAGTTCTTCATATAATTTACTTAAAAACCACATTTAGTTAGAAGATATGATAATATAGTTGACGTATATCAATTTTACACATTTAACAGATTTAAATAAAAATATCTGGTTATATTACATATAATGACGAAATTCGGTTGATATCTTTATCCCATCATAAAACTTGCATCAGTTACACGCGCCGTGTTCCAATTAGATACATCACCTTCAAAATAACTATGATAAAACATAAAACTCATGTCTATGACACTACTGACATCCCATTTCGAAACGTCACCTTTAAATTCACTTTCTTCAAACATGCTTTTCATTGTCCGCACATTAGAGACATTCCATCCAGATAAGTCACCATTGAAACTACTTTTATAAAACATGAACGCCATATCTTCTACATTGGACACTTCCCATCGAGAGATGTCCCCATTAAATTGACTTTGGGAAAACATATGTTGCATATTCTTTGTATTACTCACATTCCATCTTGAGATATCCTGATTGAATTGACTAAACGTAAACATATACCGCATAAATATCACATTGGAAACGTTCCAATTTGATATATCCCTATTGAAAACACTACCCCAAAACATAAAACTCATATCTAACACATTCCCTACATCCCATTTCGATATGTCTCCATTGAAAGGACTGTCATAAAACATCCGATACATTTTTGTAACATTCGATACGTTCCATTTTGAGATGTCACCGTTAAATTTACCCTTGGCAAACATATAACTCATATCTTCTGCGTTAGATACGTCCCAATTGGATATATCACCTTCAAACGCACTTTCATAAAACATAAGTTTCATCTTTTTTACTTTACTCACGTCCCATTTGGATATGTCGCCGTTAAATTTCGTACAAATAAACATCTCATCCATATTGGTGACACCGGAAACATCCCACATAGAAATATCCCCATCAAAATCGTAATGGAACATGTAACTCATATCCTCAATTTTGGATACATCCCAATATGCAGGGAATCCATGTGTTCGATAACACTCATCGGGATCTTTACAATATGACTTTATAGCTACACGCAATGATTTTCGGTCGTGGACTTGTAATCTCTCACTATTGTAGCGGTAGAATTCTCCGAATTCATGAATGATCTGAATCCCGAAACATTCCACGATTTTATCAACCAATATATCCACATTTGTAACCATTAGGTAATCACACAATTCAATTAGTTTCAGATAATTACTTGCAGTAATGGTTAATTCTATCAGATCATCCAAATATTCTTCTAATGGATTTCCATTGAAACATTCACTTACACTTGCATTCTCATCTTGTTCTTTCAGTTCTTCGTAAAGTTTGGATTCAATCCACATTATATATGATAAAAAAATACAATTAAATCATTTTTTATCAAATATTTTATTTTATAAATTTAAGTTTCTTTTTTATATTATCCGAAAACTCTGTTCAGACAATTGATAAAGAGTTGTGATCCTTAAATCCAATGTTTTTTATTAGTATACAACAAAATATTAAATTTATGTTTAAATGTAAAATATGTGTCAAAATCTATTCCGTATAAAAGGTATGATATATTATTGTATGTCATGATTGAAAATATTTTTTATCTATCAGTTTATATTTATGTTATAAAACAAAAATATATATATATGGGTATTAAAATGTTAATTAAAATGTTTATAACTCTAAATGTTAGTATACTATTAATTATTATATTATTACGTTCCTTTACACACATATATAAAATTATGAATGAAAATGAAAACGCAACGGATATTCATTTTAAAAAAAATTCTTGGGAAAATAACTATATGCTTGGTATGTGCGAATTTAATAAAAAAGATGAAACACTATTCGAAAACTATATTGAAAGATTTAAAACAAGAAATACTGAATGGGAAAAAACTATGAATTGGTATAAAAAATATAATGTATCCGGTATAATAGAAATTAATAATGATAATACGTTTCATGAATTAATGGATTCATTCAAGGTAACAACACCACCAAAATTTGAATCTACGGTATTACCATTTAAAATTATATTTTTAAAAAAAGAATATAAAATGATTATTCTGTTAAATCATTATCATTGTGACGGAAACGTATTGCACGACATAATCATTCATAATATATGTAACACGGAAAAAACTATTAAGTTTATAAAATACAATTATTATCCAATATTCAGTGATTTACTTTTGTATAGATTTTTAATTAAATCATTATATACAGCAATATTTAAAAAACATGATTTTCTAACATTAGATACAAAAAAATCTACTATTGTAAGAAAAGATATAACTTATAATAATAAAATTGATAGATGGACAGTATTTTCTAAAATTATAAATATACTTTTTAAATATTTAAAAAAGGATTCAATAAAGGTTGCATTTACTGTTGGTTTTGATGATAATGTATTTTTCTGTAAAAATAGAATTGGTGTAATATTAATAACAATACCAAGAATGGATAGTGAAGAAGATTATTTAATCTATATTAAAAAAATGATTACTAAAAATAAATATGATGCAGTTTGTAGTTATGATATATTTCGAAATTTTCCAATAAATTTATTTAGAAAATATATGGATAAAACGGTCGATGTTGTATTAACATCATTTAAAATAAACGGTAAAGATAAAAATGAATGTGACTTGAAAAATATTAATTATGAATTAGCTTCATTTATAGGTATTGGTAGAATACCTATTTATATTTGTTCAATGACATTAGATTATGATAAAATTATAAAAATTTGTATCAAATCAACAACACCAGATTTTGATAGTGATGAAATGATAAAAAATGAACCATCTACAACCGAAATTTATAAATGGTAATCATTTTTAAATATCTCCATTACGAATGCATTAAATAGTTCAAAGTTCGTAATCACTTAAAGGAATAAACAAGATGGACATTGAGTATTAGTATACCCGATGGTTTTCGATTCCGTTTTATACACCGGAAGGTGCCTGGCGGTTGAGTTGGCGATTTTCCACCCACTCCGTTGTTTCCCGCATTTCATTTGGCATATCGTCATCTCTATCCATTTCTCTGGGTACCCCACATCACTATGATCTGAAAGTCTCATCAATCTTCTGCATCGATCTTCGGTCGGTATGGTAACCGGTACATAAGATTGTATGATTTTCAGTACTTCTTCGGGTAGGTTACTCTTCAATAAGAACACGCGCGATCCCCAATTTCTCGTATACATGTAAGCTTCCATCCAACAATATTTCAGTTTTTTATTGAAGACATAAGGATTCATATTTTGCTTAACCAATTGTTTTAACTCTTTGACACTATATAGATTCATCATTTCTTCTTCTTCTGGTGTTAAGTCAAACGTGTAGATAAGTTTGGTGATTTTTTGAGGTAGATTGCGTTTGTAATTGCTTTTAAGTGTATCTGCATCTGAAAACAAATCATAATATTTACCCAATGAATCTTTTCGATTATCTCTCGTAAACCAGTGACCACCACACGCGGGGTCATCGCAACTCATTGAACCACAATCACAATATGATACAATCACATGTTCCCCAATCCATCTGTAAGCAGTAAGATAATCTGAAAGGTCAACTTCTCCAGCATCCTTGTATTTTTGCACGACGGCATCGCCACTAAGTACCTCGCGCCAATTCATCTCGTTCTTTTCAATATATTTTCGGAACAAATCCCACGAAGGTTCATAACGCATCTTGGTAGTCATCTTTCAATCTTCTATATCTGTATCTAAAATATAATCTGAATATTCATTTCAATTTTACATATATCCCATTAGGATAAATCACCATTATTTATGTAATTACATATTAAATTATATATGAATAAAAAATAGATACGATATGTTAGGAAATGCAATCGGTGTGGAATACTTGACATTATTTATTCCAATGGTTGTTTGTATCATAAATGAATTATTTTCCATAAAACATTTATCCATAGTTTCAAAATGGGAGAAAATTAATAATTCATTTAAAAAATTATATATAATCGTATCTTATGAATGAATCATACCACCTATTATTCTTAAAATTCTGTCGTATTCTGGTGCATACGGACTACTAAGTAGTGACTCTAAAAAATCTCGTCTATCCATTCTTTTACTAGACTTATCATCCGCTGCTTTGTTAAGAATAAATTCTAATTCATCGTAAAAATTTTGGATTGTATAGTATTTCCCAGCCATATAACAATCGTGTTTTTTTTTAAATAATTCAGTTTCTCTGGTTCCTATAACAAGATCTATAGCCTCTGAGAAAACACCTTTAAGTTCATTGATTGACGCTGCATCTTCAGATATTCCACCAAACCCATTCATACAAAAAGGAAAATATCCCTGTTTTAGTCTATTCAAAAAAATTTTAATATTAGGTGGTTCCTTAGGTGATTCCACATCAGCAGCATCGTCGCGTGCCGCCCCTTCCAAATTTTCCTTTTCGTCCTCGTCCTTTTCGTCGTCGTCCTCGTCGTCGTCATCGTCCTTTTCGTCGTCGTCATCGTCCTTTTCGTCGTCGTTGTCGTCGGGTAATTCATCAGTTATAAAACTACATGTTTGTCTCATTCCAACAAACTCTCTCATAGGTGTAGACATACGCTTTATGTTATCGGGTATCATCTTCTGTGTATCAAATAACCTACCATTCTTCCAAGTAGGTGGAGCATACTGTTTCAAAAAAGGAAATAGTGAAGACGTTTCATGAGAAACAGTCTTTGAAGAAGCGTTAACTAGTATTTTGTTTAATACCAGAGCAGATAAACCACATATTTCTTTACAACGGGTATCAAAATCATCATTTTCAAAATATCTGTCACCTATCCCCATATAAATAAAATCTAGATCACTTGCTCCAGATAATACACTCCTTACATTTTTTATAAAATCTGGTTTTTCAAATAACGTGCTTAAATCATCAATAAACCCTTCATATCTTTCTCCTGAATGAGTAATTAACAAACCATGTATTGCATCTAATTGCGGAATTCCTTCTGCACCAGAATGTATGTAGCATAATGTACCAGCCAATAATATAAATATACTTCCACCAGATAATACGTATTGAGAATCATCATACTCGCCGTATTGGGGTGATATACAAGCACCCCAATTCGCCGCTAATTCTACATTTATATTTCTAATAGCAATTTGTATTATAGATAATAAATTTCCAAGATAAAAATAGGGTGGCACTGGTCTATGTACAACACTACCTCCATAATTTGCTGGTCCTCCGTTATATTTTAATACAGCATAACTAATTGCACACTTTGTAAAAAAAGCAGTTGCAATTTTATGTTTATATGTTTCAAATAATAATTTTATGGTTTTAGGCGCACCTTTTAAATCCAACCGACCATCCGCTTGAACGGTAGCATTATAATTATCCATCATCCATTTAATCGCACGATCTAGGTCACCTTCACTATATCGTTGAAATTCAAATATTTTTTCAAATTTTTTAAACCATTCAGTCTGTTGTTTGTCATTAGACGGTCTCATGCCCTTTTTGCTACGCTTCTTGGGGCGTTCGTGTGCGTTCCTCTCTCTAATTGCCTCTTGTACTTTTTGTGTTATCATATCGGAGTATGTTTTCTCAATTACTCCAATTCCTTTGTGTAATATATCTATATTATAATCAATCGCATGTAATAACGTGTATCCTGCGCAAACATCAGACCCAGGTTTTGGTGCAATTGGTTCTGTTTCTGCTGCAATTTTATCAAATAGATCGTCAAGCAAGGTATCTTCAGGAGCAAACTCATTAAATATCACTTCGGGACGACCCGTCTCTTCGTCGTGGTCCATTATCCAAACATTGGGATCACCGTGAGATTCAATCATACGTTTCACCTCCCCATCATCAATATGAGCAGCAATCTCACGAGCAGCAGCATTAAAATGATCATCCTCCTCATCATCAGTAGGAGCAGTAGCAGGTTGAGATAGTTCTCCGAACAAGGATAAATCTAACTCGAAACCATCTAGTTCGAGACTTCCTGCTTCGATATCCTTTATTTCTAAAGGATATATACGTTTTATACTTTTCCTACGTTTTACATTGTGACTGCGTTTTACATTGTGACTGCGTTTTACATTGTGACTGCGTTTTATACTTTTCCTACGTTTTACAGGGCGTCTGCGTTTTATAATTGACCTGCTTCTTATACTTTTCCTATGTTTTACTGGATTCATACGTTTAACACTTCTCCTATGTTTTACAGGATTCCTGTGGATTACACGCCGTTTAGTTTGTAGACCTTTTTTCATATATATATAATATCTTATATTTATGGTAGATGTTTTCATTTATATGTATAAAATGAAAACACCAATTCTATTTGAAAGATTAAATTATATTTAATCAACTGGTATCATTTTGCGATATTCCATAATACCACCACCATATTCATTTATATTCACGAATCCCTTTTTCATTAATTCTTTAAGCGCTAATTCAGAAGCATTACATTTTTCGTGTGCACAATAGGTTACAATAGGTATTTCATACATTTCAAGTTTTTTACTTTTAAGATGGGACGCTAATTTTGGATAATGTATCTTAATTACTTCACCAAACCAATCGTGTAGTTCCTTCACCGACATTTTCGCAATTGTTTTATGGAAAAGATTATATGAGTTTGGGACGTGATCCTTTGCGAAATATTCAGCTGGTAGTGCATTTATGATAACGGTTGTCCCTGATTTTAATTCATCTATAAATGTATTAAACCTATACTTGCAAATCACCACCTTCGTATATATTTGTCTATCCCATTCTCCATCTTTGTCAACAACAAAGTGTACATGTCTGAAAAATGTAGTTGATTTTGACTTATCATTGTGTTTTGCTTTGTACAATTGTGGACAATCAAATCGTAATACAACATTTCCAGTAGACGATACTTTTGCAACCCCACTATTCTCAAATCTACCATATGCCGTTCGAGCATCTTCTATTATAGGACTCCTTGATTTCTTCTCATTCGCCGCCCAATATAATAATCTTCTTCCTGCGAATCGCCTACCAACTTCCATCTTCATCTCTACGTTAAATGTTTTTGGAGTTTTCAATGTTAATGGATGTTCATCAATGAAATGTCGTGTATAATCGTGTTTTGATAACCATGATGGTTTCAAGGATTCCTTCGATTTTACTATTTTATCAACGTCAAAATGCAAACAACTGGCGCATGATCCTTTAGTTGGCATTATATATATTATATCACATAATTTTCAAAATACGTTCACAAGATTCTAATGCTCCCTCTACCCAACTTTGTTCCAAACTGTAATTTTCGCCACAAATATAGAGATGTTCCATTGGATTGGCTACAAAATTGGAAACTTGGGTACTATTCACACCTTTATTCCAATATCCCACTCCACATTCCCAATAAAATACCCACACCTTTTCTGGTTCTGATATGGTCTCATTAAACGTTTCTTTAACTAGTTCGACTACAGATTTTTTTAGTTTTGATTGATTATTTTGTCGTTTCTTCCAATATTCACAATAAATATCATCCGTATATGATATCATAATGGTACCATGTTCACGATCCATTGGGATAATATAACGCAATGCATTGTTTGTAACCGTTTTATTGATTTCCTTAAACCAGATATCTTCGGGTTTGAATTTAGCGTAAACACGACATAACGTCTTACAATTAATAGCGCCTCTTAATATACTATGTATTGGATTCAATATTTTTATTTTTAGTAACGCTGGTTGTGGTAATGCAAATACAACACGTTTCGCTCTTCTTGAGATATTGTTGTATTGTACCAGATAACAATCGTTTATATCATCCAATACGACATCGGTTACGCGCGAATTTAACAACATTCTAGCACCCTTATTTTTTAATTCTTGTACGATACTTGATACTAAATGTTGAAAATAACCAGAATAGAATCTAATATCATCTCTAATCCCATATTTAAATAGGTTATATGCATCAAACATGTTCATATGTTTTAATTGTCCACTGTATCCCGATGCTACTAGTAAAAAATCTACATCGTCCTTATCCAAATACTTCGACGCATATTCTTGGAAAGTGTATTCGCGAAGTAAATCGGGGTGTCTCGACGTTTCAACAATTCGTAATATTTTTTTTATATATTCAAATCCTGTTTTGTTTCTATATTTTGGATGAAAATGTTTCTTGCTGTCAATAAAGTCAATGTTGCTTGGTGATCCATTGTCTTTACGAAAGTCAAGTAAATTAAATCGTTTCAATAATTTTATCACACGTTTATGGTTTTTGTTAAATCTCGCTGCTCCCGCTGGGAAAGAAACTTCATTGTCTTCATATTGATATATTCTTCCCCCAAATACAGGAGACATTTCTAAAAGTAATGTTTTATCTCGTTGGTTGCATAGTTCTAAATTGGTGTATAATCCAGAAATTCCACCCCCTATGATAATAGTATCTAATATCATTATTAATTACATAATAGTGATATTATATCTCATTGCCATTAAAAATATAATGAATTATGTTAATTGTCTATAATCTAATCTGTTAATATCCTAGGTAGAATACTCATTGTAGTAAGTTCCTGAAACAATAACTTACATGAATATGGAATCTCTACATAAGAGAATTTTGATGTATTCCCACAGGTTTTACACAGATGGATGTGCTTTTCGTTGTTGTAAGACGCGATGATTCCACACGATTTGCATACGTATACACTGTACGCATCAGACACATCATACAACCTTTCCTTATTGAATCGCGACGCCCCATGAGAACACATACAATCTCGTTCCATTTCTCCATAACGAAGACCTCCGGACCTCGCGCGACCTTCTGCGGGTTGGCGTGTTAATGAAACGGTCGGACCGAAACTTCTTGCATGAACCTTATCAACAACCATATGTTTCAGTCTCTGGTAAAATACCGGTCCAATAAAGATAGACGTTTCGATTTGTTCTCCAGTGAGACCATTATACATGATCTCTTCGCCATTGGATTCGTACCCAACCCGTTGTAGTTCTTTCCGTATATCATTGATATCGAATTTTCCGAAACTGGTGCCGTCCCCGAACAATCCCAGTTCTAGAATGACCTTACCCAATAATGTTTCTTTTAATTGTGCAATAGTCATCCGAGACGGAATTGCATGGGGGTTAATGATAATGTCGGGTTTCAATCCACTTTTAGTATAAGGCATATCACATTCAGGAATGATGTTCCCGATTGTACCCTTCTGTCCATGTCGACTGCTGAATTTATCACCAATTACTGGTTTGCGAACACAACGCAACCGCACTTTACAGAAACTATACCCATCCCCATTCCGATCAATGTAATTTTTATCAATATATGTTTCTTCTGATGTCCGATAAACCCTACTATGGTCATCGTATTTTACACTTTTTGTGTGATCATTGCGTGCATCACGAATTGGAAGAACCTTTGAAATAATTACGTCCCGATTTTCAACCAACGTGTTCTCTGGAATTACACCATCATCGTTTATTTTATCGTAGTTTCCCATTTTCATACCCCTTGTACGTGTTTTATCTGGTTTACACCTAAGTTCTTCATCCCCGTGCACTTTTTTATCTTCATCCTTTTCCGTGTGATAAACGGTTGTTTGGAAAAGTCCGCGATCAATCGAACCTTTATTAAATAAAATGCTGTCTTCCTGATTGTATCCACTATGCGTCATAATCGCAACAACGACCTGACATCCCGATGGAGTCTTATTCAATTGCAATATATTCATTACGCGCGTATCTACAAGTGGACGCATTGCATAATTGAGAACGTATGCTGTTTTGTCCATTCGTGTATCATAGTTCGTAACATATATACCCATCGCCTGTTTCCCCATTGCACACTGGTATGTATTGCGAGGTGACTGATTGTGTTCGGGAAATGGAATACAAGATGCCAGGATTCCAAATATAGAACTGGGGTGTATCTCACAATGTGTGTAATTGTACAACTTGCCGGTCAAATGGATTGGTTCAAGTGCGATCATCGCTGCATTTTGTTCTGCTGGGTCAATGTATTCTATCGCTGCACGAGGCAATCTAGAACTTGTCATCATATCTTCCCATACCAAGTTACCATTTCTTAATTTATCCGTGTGAGACTTATTAACTAATAACTTATTTGATTCAACCTTGAGAAGGGGGCGCACTAATCTTCCTGCATCAGTGCATACCCTAATCTCTTTCATTTTGTAATCAAATATAATAGACGTGTATACGTTGATAATGCCCATTTCTTTTTTTGATTTGAGGTCTGTGTATAAGTCAATCGGGGTTTTTGTTATACCCATCCAGGAACCATTTATAAACACTTTTACCATATCAACCAATTCATCTTTTTCAACACTATCTATTGTATCCGTATAATAATCAACGTAGGTGTATATGGGGGTGCTGTTTGTCTGCTGTGTTATGTGTGTGAGCCAACTAAGATTTTTCACAAGACCACATGAATGTCCTTCCGGTGTCTCGGCTGGACACATAAACCCCCATATGCTGTTATGCAATTTTCGGGGTGCAACAAGTTTAACACCCTTATCCATTGGTGTATTTACACGCCTAAGATGACTTAGAGTTGCAATGTACGTGAGGCGACTCAATACTTGGGCGACCCCTACGCGATTTGTATTTGAATGTTTAATTGCGAAGTCGCCTGTAGACAACGCACGCCTAATCCCATTATCCAGAGTAGAATATTTAATGATTTTATATATATTTGTCATGTTAATAATATTTCCGTAGTCATCTGTAGAGCGCCAAGAACCATTATTAATCTCTCTGGAAACTGCCTTTTCCATATCCTTTACTAATTTATTGAAATAATTCCTGAATAAATTATTGATTAATACACCAGGCAAATCAATGCGCTTGTTTAGGTAAGAATCCCTGTCGGTTTGTTGATCCCATCCGATGCTGCACCTTAGGAGACGAAGTGCCATATACCCGAGGAAATAGATTCGTTCATTCATCGTTTTTACGTGTGGAAACATCTCATTTTCTAGTATATTCTGGGTAAAATTTCGCTTGTGTTGAATGCCAATCTCTTTATCGCTGTGGAGAGGCACGTATCTCGTTTGCGAAACGATGTAATTAAACGCACTTTCCTTATCCGTGTATGTATTTGCATCTACAATTGAACCCTGTAACAACTTTAACAACAACTTTATGTCTTCGCGTGATTCGTCTGTACTCAATGTGATATAACGACATATTTCTTTGTCAGTCTCAATCCCAAGTGCCCTGAATAGGATAAACAATGGTATAGGAGCAATGAGTTTCGGCAATTGCACGAATAGTCCGTTACCAAAACCATTGTTTTTTGTTGATAGATAGATGTTAATTTGCTTTGGCGATATAGATTTGAAATCTGGTACCGATTTTACCTCTGCGCTCCAAGACCATTTCGTTGTTGTTTTCTGAATATTAAAGATTTGTATCATGTTTTCAGCAGACCGTTCCTGCGCCAAACAGGTTTTTTCTGAACCATTGATTATAAAATACCCCCCAGCATCCATGCTGCATTCACCCATCATCTCAGGTGACATATGTTTATACTGTTGGGTTGAGCATATACAGGATTTCAACATAATAGGAAGTTTGCCGATGTGAATATTTTTCAATGATCGATAAAATACCTGCTCAGATTCATAATCTTCACCTGTCCGCACGAGATATTTAATCTTAAGATCAATTTGCATATTTGACGCATATGTGAAATTTCGCAATCTTGCTTCTTGTGGAAACATTAATTTTGATGCACCATTATTCTCGTGTAATTGTGGTGGCAATAGACCGAAATTCTCAAATTCAACTGACATTTCAAGACGATGTTTCCCAGATGATTCATGAACGTCCTTTCCAGAAACAATCCTTACTGGATTGAACATAGATATAGTATTGGGAATCTTACACTTTACCATATTATTGAACGATTCAATCTGATGTGTCACAAGTCTCGAAAGATGTTTACCTTTAAAGTATGAACCAATGATATCCCATGGTTCTTCAATGTAAGCATTGGGGTCGATTTGTCTTTCGGTATCCATTGTTGGTTTCATTATAGTAATATCATATAAACACTTCAATTTATCTTTAAATGTTATAAATAAAGTTGTCTTTATATAATATGTCTGGAAAAGTATCAGGGTATATACCGTTTAGAGTTAGGAGTTGTAAATGTAACACTGTGCTATTTATTACAAAAGAGGATACAGAGTCCTCTCGTGGGAATAATAGAAAACGAGCGTTTATATTATCCCGTATAGCAAAGTTTGCAGCAATGCATCGTGGAAAGCATAACCCCACAAAACGTATAGTAAATAATAAAGTTGTCAACCAAAATGGATTATGGGAAGGCGCGCCATATTTTCGGGCGCGTAGTAAATTGAATAAATTCAGGTAATTTTATTTTATATCGTTAATATATATGAAAAGTGAGATGATGTTAAGTACCGGTTCTAGAGCACAAGTGTGGCACGGAAGTGCTAAGAAAACTAGTGGTGGACTTGAGAAACGGCACCTCCTGATGAACAAAAATGGAAGAATTGTTTCAAAAAAGAAACACGAGAGCGCTAAAAGGGAAAAAAGACTTGAACGCGCTGGATACAAAACTGTAAAGGGAAAATTTGGATTTGTAAAGACACACAATGTTAAAAAAAGTAAAAAGAGTCGTCGTAAGGGTAAACGCGGTCGATAATTATTTGCGTTTAATCAGATTGTTTGAATAATACTCAAAATATTTTTTCGTTATAATAGGAAATTCATTATCTAAATTTCCGAGATATTTATCATATATATCATCTATTTTTACATTGATAATACCATCTCCAATGGTTGAATGATAAAGTTGAGAGATAATTTCATTTTTGTCCCATGATGATAAGTTACAAACTATCGTATCATCATTCTTTATTGCATCTGGATATTGTTCTCTGAATACATTCATTACTAGTTCACCTGTTATATTGTAGTCTAATCGTTTATTAAACCACTTTCTAAAAAGAAAAATAATCTCTGCAGTCGTGTATTCATTTTCTGTTTTGTTTTCTGTTTCAGTTATATTTGCTGCCAAAAACTTAGTGAAATAATACATAGATGGTGCGTATATGCTTGTTATGTTGACGAATTTTTTCTTATCATGATTATAATCTAAACGTTCCTGCAGCATTTCAATCATTTTTGCTTTACCAATTACATCTGGTATAGATAATTTTTGGTTAAACTTATTCCATACGAATCCCATCACTGTATCGGACATATGCATTCCCTTGCAATTGGTTATATTATTATCTATAAACTCATCCAGAATAATATCAGGGGTCTTGTGTCGCAGATATATTGCATATTCACTACAATGTTTGTAAACAGGATCCTGTATGAATTCGTCTAGGGGAAAAATACGAGACAAATGAGCAGCAACACATAATAAATTCATTAAGTTACAAGATTGATAACATGGAAGAGTGTCACATTCGTTTGACTTAATGAGAATTGTATTGTTGTAAGAATAATCTTTGAATCGTATTTTAAATGATGACAATCTGGATGCATCACCAAATGATACAAAATGTTCATTTTCGATCATTTTCAACAATGTCTTAATAGATGTCTTATATATAAATATATACTGCATTGTATTGTTTTCCTGCAGACAAGTACCCAATGATATAAGAAATAACCTTGCGTCATCGAGGGACGGGAAATATACAGGGTACAGACTATTGATAATATCGTCGATTGTAGCACAAGAGGGTGTTATTTGGAGTGGTGATATATCCTTTATTTTTTTAATCATCATTGTCTTAATCTTATATTTCGATCCCCTAAATTCGTCGTCGTTTGATGCCATTCCAAAAATATTCTCCAATAATGAATCCTCATTGCCTGCTATATAATTAACACCATCATAAAGAATAAATCGTTCAGACCGACTACAATATGAATATAGGTATTCATTTCCAAATGAGGTATCAAATCTCTCCAAAATATCATTTGTTCGTTCTAAACGTTCCCGTTTATCACGAGTTTGTTTGTCGATTCGCTCTTTCTGTCTCTTGAATTCTAAATGGATATTGGAAATTAGCGTATCAACCGATTGATTGATTTTCTCCATCATTAATTCATTTCCAGAATACATATCACATATACCAGAAATTTTTTCTAATACAGATGTCATATTATTATATGTGATAAACATTTAAATTATTATTGGTTTAGAAATAATCAGAAATTATAATGTTCGGATACTTTGTATTTCTAGGAACTCGCTAAGATTCACAATATCGATTCCAATGTAAACGCATTAACTAAATTATAATTTAAAGATTGTTGTATGAATTTAGATAATATGCCTAATATCCTAACCATAAAAACAGTACAAATTGCACCAATACGAACATTGATGACTGCACTAAAGGATATCTTATTAGAAACAAATATTACATTCACTCCCGAAGGTATTAAGATTATCAATATGGATAAGTCACATACCATTTTGGTCCATTTGAAATTACACGCCCAGAAATTCGAATTTTATGAATGTAATATGGACAAAATCACGATAGGTGTAAATATGCTTTATTTGTTCAAACTAATCAATACAATCAACAATGATGATACATTGACCATTTACATTGATGAGGATGATTACACCGATGGAGTTGTACAATATCTAGGACTTAAATTTGAAAATGGAGACATCAAACAACAGAAAATACAAAAATTGCGTCTTATTGAACCGGATGCAGATGAATTTGACATACCAGATGTTATGTTTTCTTCCATTCTTCACATCCCAGCGATAGATTTCCAAAAAATTGTTAGGGATTTATCATGCATATCGGATAAAATAGAAATTCGTTCCGTATCCACCAGTACAGGATCAGAACTTATTTTCAGTTGTAGTGGTGGGTTTGCTCAAGCAGAGATTCGACGTGCAGAAAGCGATGGAACGGTATACATTCAGAAACAAGATGGTGGAAAAATTATTCAGGGACAATTTTCATTGAAAAATCTAGGTTATTTTATAAAGTGCACGAATCTTTGTAATCAAATTGAGATATATATAGATAATAATATGCCACTTATCGTTAAATATAATGTGGCGTCATTAGGAGAAATAAAGTTGTGTCTCGCAGAATTACCTTCTACATAATACGTAAAAATTTCCATTTTTCAATATAAATGTTATACATAATGTCGACCAGTGAAGATAAGATGAGAAATCCTTGTGCAAAATGCCTGGATAATATTGTAAAGATGGCGATTGTTGATGATAAACCCATTATGATGGATTATTGGGTTGATTCTTTGAACGGGCGTGCACTAATTGGTATTCGTGAGAACGGGGAGAAACTTTTAGTAAAAAGTGAAGATGAGTATACATCACCAATTGGTAAAATCTACAAGGTTGAGACTGATTATATCATCCTAACCGAGAACTCTGTATATGTAGTATCCACCGATATCCAATCTAAAAGAATTTCGTAATTTTATACCCTATAGTAAAAATATTCACACATGCTGATATTTAATTTGAACTTTAGTGACGTTTTGTCATCATATTTTATGGTATATTGTTTACCATCCTTTAACATTTCCTTTTTCCAATTGTATTTAATCACCGGTGTAGATAACTCACCGTCGTATATATACGCAATTTTATTACACGTGAATAGTATAATGAAATGATACTTATCAACGTCTCTTATTATTATACTATCCAAAACATAATTAGTTCGCTTTCCATCTCTCCCTGCCACTTTAATGGTGTCTCCAAAATGATATACACCAGATATAACTACGGGGAGATCAATATGTTGTTCTAAATCACTACTATATGTCCGTATATTCACTATATCGGGTATGGTTTCCCCAACGATAATCTCATCTGCTTTAATACTACCACCAATTCGCTTCCCATATGAAACGATATCGTCTTCATACTCGAGTGTATGAAGTGAAAAATTATCAACCGGGGATACCAAATGGTACAGCAGATTTCTATAATATTCCACTGGGTTTCCTCCTTCACCTTGAGAATATATACCACGCAACATTCTGGGTGAGATACGCCCTAATTTATATTCGGTTTCACTTGACTGCGCCAGATGGCATATGACACTATTTGTATTGATTACATACTTGGACTCATAATTTCCTCGATTATAACTACATTCAATGCACAAATTAAGAAGTTTCATTGTATGTTTCATATGTGGTCCATATTTTTTGGCGAGGCGTCCAGTTATCATTTTTTCTCGTAAGAACCGTGTAAATTTCTTGCCTTTATCACTGATAAACATTGCGACGAACCATGTATTAAACCAACAATTACTATCTAATTGTATGGGAAATATCACATTATCAATATCAAGTGGTCGAGGATTACGAAGGGATGACAACATATGATCGGTCGCCGATTTTGATTTGAGTGAGACACATTTTTTAACTTTTGGGTCACCTATTCTTATCTCAATATCACCAATATCCTTGCTTTTAAATATGCCACGCATATCACCATGATTACAAATATCAATATTGCCCAGTCTGTTAACGGAATCTCTTAATGATACAATATATTTACTTGCATCGGGTGAATATGATTCACTCATTTTTGATATAAATACTTTTTGTTGTCTATGTATATTTTCAGGGGTAACTTGAGATATAACTAACTGATTCGTCGTTTGCATTTCACTTCCCATTACATTCATAGTTAATGGAGATCTCTCTCTGACGACGTTACCTTTTTGCTTTCTTGATTTATTTCGAAGTCTTTTCTTATCATAACACGAAATCAACTTAGATGTCTTATCCATTATATTATATTAATATATAATAATGGTCCACTATTCTTCACCAGAGGTAAATGTGACTTAATAATTTAGGTGTGTAATATCCACCTGATTTAACCTTTTCATATTCAACTGCCTTTCGTTTTGTTTTGTTTCCTTTGCTGTGACGCGTGAAATAATTCATCCTTCGCTTTTTATCTCCGTGATCAGACCCTTTATATATTCCAATTTTTGTGCTATCTTTATATTGTTGGTACCCCAACCCTCCGAAATGCAGCACTCTTGAACGTTTTGTCATCTTATTTTGTATTAGTGCTTTATACTTCTTATTCTTTTTATCGGATTTTGTGATTTGTAAAACAGTTTCCTTCATGTATAGACGTCATATTTTTTCGTATAACTTGTATTTGAAATATAAATAAATAATTAGATATGAAAAGATAAGATTACATGATAACGCCATAAAAACATTAATCTTGATAGCGAAAAGTGTGAATATAATTACGAATGTGGTAAAGGATGAACCTATTAGAGCGTGATACAAAAATTCACGCGTTAAATCTTTCTTGTCATATAGATATGATATATAAACGGGTATAAATAATAATATCGGCGCTGCCCATAAGAAAGAAAATATCTTCCATGGTGCAGCACTTGCATCATTTCGTTCAATTAGAAACCCAGATATACCTGCTATAAACGCCCCAAATATTGATGTATATATTATTTTTCTTATATTCATTTATATATAAAGGCGTTTTAATTTATATTATGTTTCTTGAAGAGTTCATTCAATTCGAATAATGCATTTTTTGGTATATTTTCTGGAAATACAACAACGAATTCTATAATGAGATCCCCAATATATTCACCGCGCGTCATACCATATTTTTTCATTCTATGTGACATATTTGACTTTATGGTGATATTTTCTTTTGTTTTTATTCTTAATTCTCTTCCATCTATATGTTGAATTGAAAAATTAACACCGGATAATGCATCAGTTAGAGTTATATTTCGTTTGTATATCAAATCTAATCCTTTGCGTATGAAAATCGTGTCATTGTGCAGATGTATTCTTACCTTGATATCACCAATAATGTCATCCGAATGATTTGCCGTTTTCATAATTACATTTCCCAATCCACTACACACTATAATCTCATCATTATCTACGCCTCTCGGTACGTCAACATATATGGTCTGGTTCTCTATCGTCGTTCTTAGACCCTGTCGAATTTCTCTTCGTATTACCATTGGTGCCACGATACCATTCATTGCCTGTTCCATATTTACATCCAAATCACAATATATATCCAAGTCATTATCTCTCTCAATGATAGGAGGTGTCACAACCATTTTATTATTCGAATCTGTAAATTCTGTTTTATTTACAATCATTCTGTATGCATCTGATATTTGTCTGAATTTAGAAGTCGAGTCTGGGTGATTATTTTTATCTGGATGGTACAATAATGATAATTTCCGGTACGATTTCTTGATGGTTTCCATAGAGTCCATCTCCGATACATTCAATATTGAATATGGATTATCCGACATATATATTAAAGGTTGTAAACTTTATATAAGTAGTGCGTATAATGTTATTATCAGAGAAATATCGTCCAACTACACTAGAAGATTTTAATAATAATGAATCACTAGTATCACTGGTAAATGGTCTTATAGACATTGATAGTGTATCATTGATTATTTATGGTTCGGTTGGATGCGGTAAAACAACTATGATACAATTGATAATTAATGCATATTATAATGGTATATCTCTACATGACCGAATCATGTACGTTAATTTATTGAAAGATAATGGAATATCATTTTGCCGGAATGATATGAAGATGTTTTGTACCCGGAGATATATACCATCTATCAAAAAAAATACCGTTGTTATAGATGATATTGGATTTATATCAGAGCAATCACAAAATATAATAAAAGAATATATAGATTTATATAGCGACAGAGTTAACTTTATACTTACGTCAAATAATATAAATAAGATTGTAACTGGAATAAAGAGTAAATTGCCCGTTCTTTATGTGAAACATTCATCCCCAGTCTATATATCGCAATTAATAGACATTGTTTGTGAAAAGGAGAATATAATTATTTCAGATGAAAACAAAATTCACTTACTAAGATTTATTAACGGTAATATAAGATTGCTGTATAGTTATCTTGAAATGTTAAGTCTTCTTGATGTTGAAATAACATATTCTATTCTAGAAGATATTTGTAACGATATCCCTGTTTATATTTTAAGGGAATATGAAGAACATTGTAGTGCAGGGAAATTAAATGAATCAATAAAGATCATTTACAATCTGAAGGACAGAGGATATTGCAACATGGACATAATTACAGAATTGTTGAGATATATACGTTACTATTCCGTTTTATCAGAAGACATTAAGTATTGTATTATAGAATTAATAACTAGGTATATGACGATGTTTTGTGATAAGCGTGAATGTGAATTAGAATTAGCAGTATTTACTAAGAGTATGCTAGATATATTGAAACAATACAATTATGATTCCGATAACATATCAGACAGTATATAGTTACATATACTGAATGCAAGTCTGAATGTAATTCGTTTTCGAGCAATCGACGTACTATCTCTAAAATTACTCAGAAATAGTGAATTGTATTTCACCCTATTTTCATGAATAAATGCATTGACTCTGTCAACAAGTACCTGTTGTTGCGCCATTGTTAAATCCGTATTTAAGATGATGGTTGCATAACTACGTCGCGTATGATTATTGCTTCTGTCTACAAATAACTGGTGTGTGGGTACAAGTTTAAATCCAAGTTGATTTGTTATGGTGTCGTCAATGCATTTCACCATTATATTTGTAGATTGTTGCTGAGTTGTCTCAGACGTTAACCTGGATATTTTATATAATGGATTATGTGGAAGATTGTACAGTTCCCCACCTATAGTATAATTATTGTATTTGTCTAAGCATATTGACATTTCTTTTTTAGATGGATACAATGTGGTGCGAATATCATTTGGATGTGTTCCAACCTTTTTATGGAATAATATGCTGCATATTGAACAAGTAGTATCGGCGAATACCCGCTCTTCAAATATATTCATTTGGGTAATATCATAGCATTCAGTAAATCTTTTTCGTAATAAAACATCTGTATTTCGAATGGAAGTTACAAAATTTATCGGTAGAATAAGTATCCCTCCTTGACATATATCTGATATAATTGTTTCTAGAAAACATTTATACAAATCATTTGAATTGTATCTATCATATAATATTTTACACTCATTTTTGTTTCTAGCAAGGAATGGTGGATTTGTGATAACGAATTTGTTGTGGTAAGAAGGTGGATTCGTCAATGTATCTCGTTTCACACACCCATTATATTTAGGGTCAATATCGTACATTTCTAATGTATATGCACCACATGTTAATGAAAACTCTATGAGGTCTCCCATACCAGTAAATGGTTCTATGATATGCTCTACATCGATTGGTATTGTAATGTTACTCAATATATATTTATAATTTGTGGTATAATACTGCCCATATTGGCGTTTTGTAGTCATTATATGTATAAAATATAATATAATGACATATTAATATGAAGAGTAGACGCCGCCCTCACCGGAGAACCCATCGGGTTAAACTATTTAATTTTCGTAGACGATACAATAAGTCACGCAGGAATTATACAAGAAATAAGAAAAGACGATTAATGCGGGGTGGATGACCCGGTATATCTGTTACGAATATGATGCCATAAATCATTTTACAATACAGACTATTGACATATAATAAGAATGACAACATCTAAAGTTTGATATTATTATAAAGTTCAATGTAGTCTCTTTTTCTTTTTAATATATGATGAATGTTTCGCTTTTTTATACTTGCGTCTGGTTTTCCTTTTAATTTTTTTACCCCCACGCATCCTACCATCCCATCGGCTATTGATTTTTTCAACATCTTGATAATCAAACTGTTCAGAATATTTCCTTTTTTTCTTTGTTAGTTTACGAATAAATCCGGGAAAAAGTTCATCGAATAAATCTGAAATTCGTGTTTTATTATCAGAACAACTCAACGTTTCTTTATCAATATCAGCGTCTACTTCAACTACATTTAATCTAACCATTGTACGTAAAAATGTTTTTATACCCGACACATTGATTGAATTTACTCTTGAACCATCGTCAAAATAAGTTAATTTATATGTAATGGGTGGCGGTCTTCCACCATCATATTGTTGGTATTTTATGGCATGAGATTCAAGTTTTGCAACCTTAGGATCGCTAAGTATTTTATATTTCTTACCATTATGTAAAATAGTTGAGTATTGTCCGAATATACATTTTACGATAAATGCTATATTATTATTAACTATAGCTCTGATTTTGATATTATCCCTATCTTTGGCGGTAGTACCATCTTTGGCGATGTCATCAGGATTTGTTATCCTTTTTAACGTCTCATTTCCGTCGTCGTCGGGGATACCATCATATAGAATATTCGAAAAAAATGATGCAGATGTACCAGGAATGGTTCTGTTGAAAAAAATACCAGGACCTTCCTCAATAAAACTCTTGTCATTTTTTCGCAGTATAGTATCTTTTTTTATTACATCTTCCCCATTATCGTTCTTCACTTTTATAACAAAATTTGTTACAGCAGTTTCATCTTCATATTCGTCATATTTCTTTTTTCGTTCTTTCGTTTTGGGTTTTTCCGTTTTGGCGGCTAAATCTGATAAATTATATTCGTTGTAAATGTTCACGTATAGAGGACTATCTTTGTCGTTTTCTTTACTTGACATTCTTGGATTGTATAAAGTTTTCACATTTATATTATCGCCTACAAGTTTTAGATTAAGTAATAATATGTAATTTTCCTTGTATATATCATCGGTTGTATTCTCTCCCATATATTAACCAGTTAATTTTTTTAACGCCGCTTTTAGTTCTTGTGCAGATATTTTGCCATCTCCATTTGTGTCAACCAATTTCTTTATCTTCTTATAATAACCCGGTATAATACACATCTTGCTCTTATCATTAAGAATATGGTCTGCAAGAATGACAAACGCAGCAGTCATTAATATAGAAATAATAACATCTCTAGTTGCAATAAATATCATTGAAAATAACAATATTTCTCTCGCGACACCATTTCGAAGTGCATCTTCTTGTGTCTTTGTAAATCCAAGTTCTATATATCGCGAACCTACATTTAATAGTATAATTGATATCCCAAGCAGTAACTTACTCTCATTTAAACTTTTTCCTATTTCAGCGTACTTCATATGATTAAACATTATATAAAAATATCATTATATTAATGATTTTACTTTTATTCTTGAATTTTGTACTATCTGATTAAGTTTAGTCTGAAGTGATCTACTGTACTGGACGATTCCAGTTCCAATACTACGACCAAATCCACGTTTAAATTTAGGACTGGACTCTATACTGAACCCAGATCGTTCGCTCATACATTTTGAAATTGTTACATAACCAACTATAAAAATTAGAAATATTACTAGAATTTTCAACATATTATATTATAATAAAAATTTGTATCATTATTGTTCTGGTAAATAAAATTAAATAATATCTAATTATTCTATAAGACTATGTCGTTTCTAGCATATAGTGCAGCACCTTTTGATGATAGTGATATTAACTCAACAATAGGTAAAAGGAAACAACCTGTTTTTAGAAATCGTACATTGAAAAGAAACGATAACGCAAATAGAGTAAAATCATTCCTGGATAAACTGGATTCTTCAGAACAAAGTGATGAGACATCTCAAATGGGCGATTTCAAACCACCATCCTATCCAGTTTCAATAGGAGCAGTTAAGAGGATGGAAACTGACATGAATACACAAGAGAATGACGTCGATATCCCAGTGTCAAATAGTGATTTCAGTTTAGTTGATGGTGACTCACCTCTTATACTTCAACAATTCCATAAGAAACCACCTGACAATGATATATCAATAAAACTCGATAAAATGTTGTATATATTAGAAGAACAACGTGATTTTAAAACAGCAACAGTTACAGAGGATGTAATATTATATTCATTTCTTGGTATATTCGTGATATTTATAGTAGATTCATTTACGAAGGTTGGTCAATATAAACGTTAACATATAATTGCACACTTTCTTGGAGATTTCGTATATGAAGCATAATTATATAAAAAATATCCCGATATACACTTATCATTTGAGTATCGATCAAATTCATCTATTATGTCCACATTATCACCAATCGCATCTATAGTTATATAATCATATGTCGGTTTGAGTTCGGATATAACATCGAAAAATACCCCTATGAAATCATTGCGTTGCATTTTATCATTGAATGTGAATACACATTCAATCGTTGATTTGCCATTATATTCCAATGATGTTTTCTTGAATATAGATATACCATTCATTTTACCGCACACATCGTTGAATCTATATAACATATATATATTGTTTTTAATCAACCACGATAATTTGTTTTGTGGTGGAAGTGCTACAACGTCCATGGATGGATTTATATATCTGTCAAAAAACGACATAACCGATGTAACATTATCGATATGAATTAATTCATATGTGCATCTAGATAAAGTTATACACTTAATATCTTCTATCACAAATGAATATATATTAAAAACGGTAAGTGGTACGATACTTGTGAGAACTTCTTCACGTTTAAATAAGAAAATATTTGGAGCATCTGGATGAATGCATACGTTATGTATAAGAGAACTTATAGATTTAGGGGCAATTGATTGATTCCTCATGTCATTTCTTACACATAAATTGTCTACATAATGTATCGGTTTAGTTAAACCATCAATTAAAAGTTCATACCGTGTTGACGTTATAGTAGAACATATACCACTTTCATTTCTGTATACACTAACATACGACATATTTGGATGTTCTTCGTGTAAAATATTTGAAATGTCGGTTATGTGTGGTGAATATTTAATTTCATCTGATTCTATAAAATGTGTACCAATGAATAATGCAACATCTCTCAATATCGTATCTGAACACTTTAATATGTCCAATGTTTCTACATGTTCTAGGTCAACGTCTGTATTCTTACCCCCTAGATACTCTTTTATTACACCATTGGGATAAATCCAATATTGTATGTCGTGTATGTGAAAAACCGGTTGACGATTCCAAAAAGATGTGGTCAGTTTCATTCTTAACCATAAGATAGTAATAATACCGCATATGAATATCAGCAATTTATACATATGATATGTAACTTATATTATGTTTATCTTGGTTTCTGTAGAACATAGAGGTATTGTTCCGTATGTCCACAATGTTTCATCTCTATACTTGACAATAATATAAATCCAACACTCCTTGCAATCTCCAATATTTCCTTTTGGGTCTCCATGTACAACGAAAGTTCGTGTTTTCTTACATCCTTGGTTTTCTTATCAGTGAATGTCTCGACAAAGGTTACATTACTTCCATTGAATACAAAATCCGATACATAGTCATGATTCTCGAATTTTCCTACAGATCTAGTTATCCGTTTTGTTGCATAGTCCTGTGGAGAAATCATATAAAGTGGATTTGACGAAGGTAATAATGTATCAAATTTATCTCGATCCACTAAATGCAGTACAATATGTCCGCCCGGTTTTAAGAATTTTATACAGTTATCAAAAAATAAACGTTTATTTTTTATGTAATAAATTGTAAAATAGAAACACGTAATAATATCAAACTTTTCTGGGTCGAATATCATTGAATTAAGTATGTCTCCCGTTTTGAAATCGTGATTTGGAAACTTTTTATTAGAATAATTAACCATTGCTTTAGATTTGTCTATACCAATCGCATTTATCCCAATATTTACGCATGTATCAACTGTATTTCCTGTACCTGACCCTATATCCAGTAAAATGATGTCGTTGCCGGGTTCAACTACCTTAACCATGTACCCAATTTCCCAATCACATCTAAAATCATCATGTAACAGGTCGTCATATACAGATATGTAGAAATCATCGTATATATCTTCGTTTTTTTTAAGAGTAATCGTTCCGATAGACTTAAATGATTCCTTGGATGGTTTATGAATGAATATGTAATACGATATTATAACAATCATTATTATTACATAAATGACATAGGTCTCACATATAGAAACTTTCCCCTCCATATAAGTATTATGTCTATATTTTTTGTATGCATAAATCATAATTATGGTGGATATAGATACAAGTATAAATGACACCCGTGAAAGGGTTACATTCAAAACAATGACGTTTTCTGGATACAAAAAAACAAGTGTACTCAAAGAGTTAACGAATTCAATCATTAATGGTCGAGTGGAAGAGTCTTCAAACTGGACTGCAGAATTAATATGTTCGGGTTATTACATAGAGTTGTGGGACACAATAATATCCATTGTTTGTAGAAATATACATACATTCAATCCAAAACTTCCTATATACATAACACTACAAATCACCACTTTCAAGGAAATTGTTTCAAATGGATATGGCGACAATATATTGGGAATGAGAAATAATAGTACAATAAGGATATTATTCTCTAATATAATCACCGTTTTATGTGAATCTATAAAAAAGCATACAATTAACAGCGATATAAAGATAAAAAAAGAAGATTTAGATATAAAAAATATAAGAGATAAATTACACGCACCAGATTTGAATCAAACCGAATGTTATCACATTAACGACCCTAAAGAATTATTCGTATTTGCAAATGAATTTGCATACTCGTTGAAAGAAAATGATCTTATGATGGCATGTTATTGGATTGAATGGGTTATATCTTATTCCGCGAAAAATATCAAGATATTTCCACGTGAGTGGCCTGATGTAGGAAATTCCTCAAAAACAGATACTATATGGTTGGTATGGGATATCATATTGGAACAAGTTAAAGCAAGAAATGATAAACTTTCGACTAAGATAATAGAATCATTACTATCAATGTTTTGCTTGAAATATACAAAAGGTGTTATTAGAAGGAGGAAATACACCATATATTACGCGGTTTCAATCTTAACTGAAATATATGACAATAAAATACCTATAATAAAGGATAAGGACATTGTTGATAATGTGGCGTCCAAATTACATATCATTTATAAGGCAATCAAGAAGAATGAAAATAATCCCATTGATACTGGTATGAGTGACAAAGATAAGATAACAGCAAGTACAATGAAGAAAATTACTTTATTAAACAAAATGATTATGTGATAATATTAATATACGTATAATATAATATGGATAAACAAGAAAGTGACGAAAAAATTAGACACGTATCTAACATATCAACCTACATTATATATTCAGTTATCATCCTATTCATTATATTGGTAACATATTTTGTTCCATCATTTATTTATATAATATTCAGAATTATTATTGCAGTTGTGGTATTTTTATTCATCGGTTATAACATATTCAAAAGTATATATTTATGTGAATCCGCCACAATGGACACAACATCTAAAGAAGGTATAAAGAGGATTATTAAGTTTGGGGACCAAGTTATACCAAGACTTAGAAGGTACGTGGCAGATGAGATATTGGCAATCGAGGAAGAGGTCAATGACATTAAAAACGATGAAAACGTTACAAATATTCCACCAAAAGAAAAAAGTGATAAGACATACGATAATGGGAATGTAAAATATTGTTATCTCAATACAGAAAATTCGGTAAGAAATTGTATGAGTATTACAAATGACACCCAGTGTATTTCCGGAGAAATATTCCCATCTATGCATCAATGTGTAAACCCTAATATTAGACTTTAATCAATAATGATATAAAGATATACTTTCAATGTATATATAATGGAACCTAAAAATGGTATATATGATGGGGACGTTGTGACGTGTGAAGATAAGATGTTGCTTAACCCATACAATGATAAAAATAAAGAAATTACATTGAATGACATTCAATGTATTCTCAGGACATATGGCGTTACTGCACCTATAAATAATATAGAATTGTATAAGAGAGCGTTTGTAAATCAAAGTTACACCGCGCGCAATCTTTACAATCCTCATACAAACGAACCTATTCCTACCTCGAAATGTCCTAAAACATGCATACCACTCAAAAGTAAATCAAATGAACGGTTAGAATTTATTGGCGACGGGGTTCTTGAACTAATTACAAAATATTACCTGTACCGACGCTTTCCTAAAGCAGATGAGGGATTTATGACCGAAAAGAAAATTGCGATTGTTAAAAATGAGCACATTGGGAAGTTGGCATATGAGATGAATTTACATAAATGGGTATTAATATCAAAATATGCAGAAAGTAAAAACCTTCGAACAAACCTAAAAAAACTTGGATGTTTATTTGAAGCATTTATAGGTGCATTGTTTTTAGATTTTAATAGGATAGATATAAAGGATGAACATGGATGGTTTGAAAATGTATTTAAGATGGGACCCGGGTTTATGATGGCGCAGGTTTTTGTAGAAAATATACTAGAACAACGGGTTGACTGGGTAGGAATTATAAATACAAATGATAATTATAAGAATATTTTGCAGGTGAAGATCCAAAAAATATTCAAAACAACCCCGCATTATGTAGACATATCACACGATCCTATAAATGGGTACAGTGTGAAAGTGTATATATGTATTGGGTTACAGATACACACTGCATTGGATACCTTGGAACCGCGACATATATCTACATATGGATATAATATGGATAATATCATCAATGATCTATCACCCACAAGTAAATTACTCATTGAACTTGGTACAGGAACAAATCGTGTGAAACGAAAAGCGGAACAACTAGCGTGTGAAGATTTTCTATTGAAAATGAAATAATATTATTTTCATATACAAATATATTGTATTTATATATGTCGGATATACTTAATAAATTTCGTAACCCATCTACACCTATTATTGAGAAAGAAATAAAGATACGAATTGCAAAACCTAACTTGACAATAGCATTAGATCCATCCATAAACAGAGAACTATTTATGAAGAAAATAAGAGAGTCAAAAAGGAAACTAACAGCATCCACTTCACCAATATTAAGGGGGTCGCCAGTTGCTGCTGAAGAACCATCCGGTGTTCCCATCGCCGAAGAACCGACAGGGGTTCCATTACCATCGCCAGTTGCTGCTGAAGAACCGGTACCAGATATTTTACCATCACCAGTTGCTGCTGAAGAACCGGTACCAGATATTTTACCATCACCAGTTGCTGCTGAAGAACCGGTACCAGATATTTTACCATCGCCGGTTGCTGCTGAAGAACCATCTCGCCCTCTACCAAAAGTTACAGAACCCAAAGAAATCGTCAAAATCAAAGTAAAAAGGAGACCTAAGGCAAAACCAGCAGAATCAGGAATTATATTGGGTTCGGAACCAATCGAAGATAGAAGGATATTATCAGACGAAGTCAAGATTGTTTCACCAACTTATTATATGAATAATAGGGAGGTATTCAATAACTTTATGATGTCCCTATATGAACCATATAAAATGGAATTAATTGATAGTGCAGAAAAGGGTCAATCATGTGACATAGCAGATGAAGGTGATTTTAGCATAGCAACACATCAGAAGATAGTACGAGACTACATAAACCTCCATACGCCATACAGGGGTCTACTACTTTATCACGGGTTGGGGTCAGGAAAAACGTGTTCTTCTATATCAATCGCAGAAGGTATGAAACATGGAAAACGTGTTATAGTTATGACACCTGCCTCTTTACAGAAAAATTATTACGAAGAACTTAAAAAATGTGGAGACATTCTCTACAGAAAAAATCAATACTGGGAATTTATTATTTCAGACGCAAGCAATATTGACATGTTAGCATCTAGAATGTCGATCGATAAAGAATATATAAGAGAAGGTGGTGGTGTATGGTTGGTTGACCGTAGAAAAGAACCTAATTACAATTCATTATCTAGCGCTGATAAAAGGTCGCTTGATTCACAAATTGACGTAATGATTAAGTCGAAATATAAATTTATAAATTATAACGGTTTAACCACATCAAGATATTCAGCATTAACCAAAGGAGGAACAATCAATCCATTTGACAACGCAGTTATAATTATTGACGAGTCACATAATCTCATCAGTAGAATTGTAAACAAGATAGAATCAAAAAAGGAAACTGTATCAGTTGGAATATACAAACACTTAATGGGAGCGGATAACTCCAAGATTATATTGTTGACTGGTACTCCAATGCTGAATTATCCAAATGAACTTGGGATTATGTTTAATATTCTAAGAGGGTATATAAAAACATGGTCAATAAAGGTAAATCCACCGAAGAAGGGTTCAAAGACAATAGACAGATCTTTTTTTACAGCATTATTGAACAGCAAGACAAAGGGCGGACACGTAACTGATTACATAGATTATAATCCTAGTTCAACCATTCTTACAATAACGCGAAATCCATTTGGATTTACGAATGTTACCAGTAAAGGGGTATACAAGGGTGTAACTGATTCCACCGGAACGGGGAACATAACAGATGCAGAATTTGAAAAAAATATAATACGATTACTCGCAACAGAAAAGATAAAGGTTAACTCTTCTGACATAACCATCAATTTGAATACATCGTTGCCCGATAAACTAAAAGAATTTAATAAATTATTTATTAAACAAGAGACCGGTGAATTCAATAATCCAGTAATGTTTACTAGACGGATATTAGGATTAACCTCTTATTTCAGAAGTGCATCAGAAGAGTTATTGCCGAGATACATGAAATCTACCAATTATCACGTAATACGAATTGAAATGAGCGATCATCAGTTTAAATTGTATGAATCTGTACGAAGTCATGAACGAAAAATAGACAGGAATAATTCAAAGAAAAAGGCAAAAGGTGGTAACGCAGATATTTACGGAGAAATGTCATCTACATACAGAATTTATTCCAGAGCATACTGTAATTTTGTATTCCCAGAACCATATATACTGCGACCAAAACCGGTTGACATTGATGCAGAAAGCGCAGAAGATTCGCCACAACACAACTCTGCATTTAAAAGTATAGTGGCAATAGAAAATATTGATTTTATACCCGAAGATAATTATGGGGACCCTGACGACATTGAAATGTTTGAAAAGGATAAGGGCATCCAATCAATAAAAGAGAATTATAATACACGAATTGATAGTGCAATGACAGAATTAGAATCTAAACGTGATGAATATCTGGCATATGATAAACTCGCAGATTATAGTCCAAAAATGTTAAGATTGTTTGAAAATATACAAAAGGAAGATATGATCGGACTTCATTTACTATACAGTCAGTTTAGGACACTAGAAGGGATTGGAATATTCAAATTGGTATTAGAAACAAATGGATTCACCCAATTCAAAATTAAGAGAACTATCAGAGGATGGGAGATTGACATCCCACCGGAGGATATGGATAAACCTAAGTTCGCATTGTACACTGGAGTTGAAGATCCAGAAGAGAAAGAAATCATAAGAAATATATTCAACGGCACATGGAAGTATGTACCCGCTTCTATTGTAACCGAACTTGTAAAAATGAACGACAACAATTTATATGGCGAGATTATAAAACTACTTATGATTACTGCATCAGGAGCAGAAGGAATTAACTTATTTAATGTTAGACACGTTCATATCATGGAACCATATTGGCACCACGCGAGAATAGATCAGGTCATCGGCAGAGCAAGACGTATATGCAGTCACAAAGAACTTCCAGACGAGCACAGAACAGTTGACGCATACATATATCTTATGACATTAAGTGATAAACAACTGAAAAGTGAAGATTCAATTGAATTGAGAATGCGAGATGTCAGTCGTTTGTCTTCATCGGTACCAGTTACAACAGATGAAAATATCTTCGAACTCTCTGTAATGAAGGATGAGATATCAAGTAGGTTGTTGAATGCAGTTAAACAATCTTCAATGGACTGCCAATTGCACAGTATCACAGATGATGGTAGTTCCGAAGACCTAAAATGTTTTTCATTTGGAACAATGGATACTGATACATATAGTAATGTACCTGATATTGAAAACGAAGAATTGGATTCAGTTACAAGTACATATATGAAAACAACCCAGATAGAGGCGGTCGAATTAAAGGACCCATCCGACGGGAAAAAGTATGCATTGGATCCTAAAACCAATAAGATATACGATTATGAAAGTTTTCATAAAAAACGTCCGGTACAGATTGGTATACTTGTTCAGACAATCGTACAAGGTAAACCACAATATAAAATAGAATTGATATAGAACGTGACCCAAATAAAAATATTATAGGTTATGAATTACATTGCGGTTACACATACATGTGTGCATGACTCGTGTTCTTAGTTGTATTCAACTTAACGAACATTGACACATTTTCACGTTTAAGTGTGTACGGAAAGACTACCTCTTCCTTAATTTTTTTAAATTTATTAACAGAACCCATTATTTTGTATAAATTAAGTTCTGCATATATTGTTTCAATGCATCGTTTCAAATTTCTCACACCTTTCTCGTCATTTGTATATTCATTTATAATTGCCATTATCGCTTCTGGTGTAATTGTAATTTCGTTGGTAGGTATCTTATACTCTTTCATCACGCCTGGAATGAGGTATTGTTGTGATATAATTTGTTTCTCGCTTGGCGTATATCCCTTTGTTTCAACCTTATACATTCTATCCAATAAGATGGGGTTCACCAGACTTTCATCATTATAACTGAATATGAATAGACACCGACTGAGGTCAAGTTCAAGTTCTGAAAAGTATTTGTCATTGAATCGTGTATTTTGTGAAGAATCCGTCAAATGTGTAAGAATGCCAATGATTTCGTCACCTTTGGGCGATGCACTAACCTTATCCAATTCATCCATAAATATAATTGGGTTCATTGTTTTTGTCTGTATCAGAATATCAACTATTTTACCATAAATAGACCCCTCATATGTATATGAATGTCCGTCTAGATAACTGCCGTCATTTGCCCCACCGAGAGCAATGAGGGCAAACTCTCGTCCTAGAATCCTACTGATTCCATCCTTAATAAGGGTGGTTTTACCAGTACCCATTGGTCCCTTAATTGCAATTGCGTTTGCCTTTGCATCCGGATTTGTAACCCATTTGCCTAACATCTGCATAAATTGATATTTAGCATCTTCCATTCCATATACAACTTCGTCTAGAATGTTACTTGCATTCGACATATATTCATTGCATTTATCTGGACCATCATCGATTGTCATGGTAAGGTCTTTGTATACACCAAATGGAATTCGCGTAAAATTGTCAATCCAGCATTTTGTTTTGGAGTATTCGCTGTTTCCCGGATCCATTGCCTGAAGTGATATAATTTTATTGTAGACGATTGATTTATATTCTAGCGGAATGTGTTTATTTTCAAGCATATCAAACAAATATGGTCTTTTTGAATTCGAGTGTTCCCGGATTATTGTCATTTTTGAAATAATATCACATTGTTCATCCTTTGACAATGTCTTGAAATATTTGATGTGATTCGTTGAATCTACATTGGTCATCATATTCTTAAATAAAGTTTCAGGTGTCGGTGACTTTTTACTTTGTTGTTTACGTGTATTTACTTTTGGTACATATTCATCTTCATCCTCGACAACATCGTCATTATAAACTGCAGTTAATTTCACTTCTTGTGGTTTAGAATTAGACAATGATTCGTTAAACGACTGGTCATTTACCTTTTTCCGTTTACTATTTCGTTGTTTGAGTGCAACTTCTGCAATCCTCTTGCTATGGGTTGACGGGAACATATCTGATAATAAGATTTTGTATTCATCATTGTCGATATCTTCGGTATTCGGTTTGTCAGTGTCCGCCATTTGTGATATATTACATTGAGATATACTTATTTCATTTTTTATTTAATACAATAAAAATATGTATTATATATAATCCCCCAATTTTAATACTTCGACAGAAGTGCCTTGACTTTTCTATCGTCATAACGTATCGACCAAGTCCCCATGGAAACACATTTATCGCAACAAAACATTCTGAATTCACCACAGACAATAACCCATTGTGGTGCAATATTCTTCTGTTGGATTCCATCCATTCGACAATAATCATTGTCACATGTTCGGGGATATACCATCGGGGTACTCCGAATGTCCTTTAGCAATTGTTTGAAATTTTCACTTGACGCCATAATGTTTTTCTATCTATTGTTTAACTTGTAAAAATCATTTCAATTTTATATTGGTTATAAAATTGATTATAAACAATCTAAAATATTCATCATATATATAAGGAATGGCGTCAACTCCATCGGATGTTATCACAAAACAAAAAGCTTCGCGAATTATCGGAATCAAGTTTGGTATCCCCTCCCCCGAGGATATAATTAAAGGATCTGTCGTTGAAATCACTAGCAAGGATACATATATTAACAATAAACCAGTAATTAATGGGTTGTATGATCCTAGAATGGGGGTCGTCGAACAGGGACTATTATGTCCAACCGATGGATTAGATTACATACAGACACCTGGATACTTTGGACACATTGTTCTCGCCCGTCCTGTATTCTATATTCAATATCTTACTATTGTTGTCAAGATTTTGAGATGTGTTTGCATAAAATGCAGTAAGTTGTTGATTGATCGAAACAGGTATGAATCTTTCATGGAATTAACATCTGACCAACGATGGAACAAGGTATTCCAATTGGCAAGTAAAGTAAAGTGTTGTGGCGACCAGACACCTAATGGATGTGGTTGCAAACAACCCTCAAAGATTAAGAAGGAAGGATTGGCGACTATTATTGCGGAATGGGATTCAATTGACGGCGTAGATGCAGACGAGAGTGAAAAGCGCACCCTTACTTTAACCGCTGAGTTGGTTCAAAAATTGCTAAAACGGGTAAGTGATGATGACGTGTCGTTTATGGGGTTTAGTCCAACCTTTTCGCGCCCAGATTGGATGGTATGCTCGGTACTTGCAGTACCGCCACCACAGGTTCGACCACCAGTTAAACACGATGCGTCACAACGAAGCGAAGATGATTTAACACATATTCTTGTCAATGTTATCAAAACAAACACAACACTTAGAGAAAAAATCCAGTCTGGTTCTTCGGCGAAGGATGATGGAACCATTGATGACTGGACAACGCTGTTGCAGTATTTCATTGCAACAATGATAGACAATAATATACCAGGTGTTAGCGCTAACGCCCAGAGGTCTGGGAGACCATTCAAGTCAATCAAAGATCGTCTAAACGGTAAGCATGGCAGAGTAAGAGGAAATCTTATGGGGAAACGTGTTGATTATAGTGCTCGGTCAGTTATCACCCCTGACCCAAACATATCTATTCTTGAACTCGGTGTACCTCTTTCAGTTGCTATGAAAATCACCAAACCGGTTACCGTAAATAAGCGTAATATCGATTACATGAAAATGTTTATAGACAATGGACCATCTGTTCATCCAGGTGCAAATGTGATGGTGAGAAACGGGGAAGAAATATCACTTCATTTTGCAGATAAAGAATCCATTGTTCTCAGGGAAGGAGATATTATCCACAGACATATGATGGATGGTGATGCAATATTATTTAACCGGCAACCAACTTTACACAGAATGTCTATGATGTGTCACATCGTAAAGGTTATGCCGATTGGCGACACATTCAGAATGAATGTTGGCGACACTAAACCCTACAATGCAGATTTTGATGGCGATGAGATGAATCTGCACATGCCCCAGGATATAGAAAGTGAATCTGAGTTGCGAAACCTCGCTGCGGTGCAATGGCAAATCATTAGTCCGGCGAATAATCAATCCATTGTGGGTATTTTCCAGGACTCGTTGCTAGGATCAGCGAGATTTACCCGACCCAATCTTAAATTTACAACTCGTGAAACAATGAACCTTCTTATGAAATCTAAACATATTGATATTGGGTCTATCCCAACAAGTGACGTGAGCAGTTTTGACATATTATCGCAAATATTGCCACCATTGTCTGTTTATTATAAAACAAAAAGATTCAATGATGCAGATGACATTGCAACATCAAATAATATTATGGAAATAAGGGATGGAAAATACATTAGGGGACAATTAGACAAGGCAGCGTTTGGTGGAACAACAAAGGGATTGTTGCAGAGAATATCGAATGATTTTGGTAATGTAAGGTCGGCGGAGTTTATTGATGATCTCCAGAATATTATCACTGAATACATGAAAACAAGTGCATTTAGTGTGGGAATATCAGACCTAATTGCAAGCACCGAGACGATTACGCGGATTACCGATACAATTCACGATCGAAAACAGGATGTATATGGTCTTATCGAGAATGTAAAATTTGGACTATTTGAGAACAAAACTGGTAAACCAAATGTGGAAGCATTTGAGGCGAAGGTAAGTGAAATTATGGCGTCCGCCGAGAAAGATGTGCGGCGGTTTGCAAAGGAGAGTCTTACCGAGGACAATCGATTTGTCATAATGGTAAATGCCGGGTCAAAGGGAACCGATATTAACATTTCACAAATGATTTCGTGTTTGGGGCAACAAAATGTAGACGGAAAACGTATTCCATACGGATTTGAATCGCGAACATTGCCTCACTATTCAAAGTTCGATGATTCACCATTGGCGAGAGGATTTGTAGAGAATTCGTTTATTGCTGGTCTCACTCCACACGAATTGTTCTTTCACGCAATGGGTGGTAGAATTGGATTGATTGACACTGCAATTAAAACAAGTCAGACGGGATACATCCAGCGACGATTAATTAAAGGAATGGAAGATTTAAAGGTAGAATATGACATGACCGTTCGGAATAATAAGGGACGCATCATACAGTTTAAATATGGTGACGATGGTATAGATCCAGTGAAAACGGAATCGGTTAAACTTGGCATTCATGGCATGTCGTCAGAAGAAATACTTAAATATTTCCAGGTGACAAATAAATCGACAACTAAAGGTAACAAGGTGGTATATACACCAGATACAACAAAGAGAGTCCGACAACAACTTAAAAAAGAACAAAAACGAACTAAGGAGTTGATTGATTACATGCTAGATTCAAGGGGTAAAATTGCCAGAAATGTATACGAAATGAAGAATAACGATTCGGTTTATATACCAGTTGCATTTACGTACATTATTAATAACGTAATTGGTTCACAGGGACTTAACGCAAATAGCATCGTCGATATAACACCGTATGAGGCATATGAACTGATTGACGCCGGTTGGAAACTTATTACGTCAATACCATATGTAAAACCAACGGAATTATTCAAGATAGCGTACTATTATTATATGTGTCCTAGTCAACTGATAACTAAAAAACGATTCAATCAACTATCAATGCAGATGCTAATCAATGAAATCGATATATATTACAAGAAATCCATTATAAATCCGGGAGAAATGGTTGGTATGATTGCAGCGCAGTCGATTGGAGAACCTACAACACAGATGACATTGAATACGTTCCATTTTGCTGGGGTTGCATCCAAATCTAACGTGACACGTGGTGTACCCAGGATTGAAGAGATATTGTCATTATCTGCGAATCCGAAAAATCCGTCGTGTACCATATATCTACACAAGGATTCTGAACATGACCAAGAAATAGCAAAACAGGTTATGTATTCGCTACAACATACGCGATTGCAGGAAGTTGTCAATGATATAGACATCTGTTTTGACCCAGATGACGATAATACTATGATACAAGACGATCGGATTATGTTAGAACAATATCGAGAATTTGAACGTGTTGTATGCGCTGCAATGGAATATGACCCTTCACACGAGAAATCAAATTGGGTACTTAGAATTTCACTCAATAAAGAAGAGATGTTGGAACGAAACTTAACCATGGATGACATTCATTACGCAATATCCACTGCATATCCAGACCAAATTGAATGTACCTTCAGTGACTACAATTCCGATAATCTTATATTCCGGATACGGATGATTGAGCACGTCAAAAAGTCTAAACAGAAGAAACTTCATAATGGTGTATTGGACCAACAAGATGAAATATATTTACTCAAAGGGTTGCAAGACAAGATAATGGAGAATATTGTATTGAGAGGAGTTAAGAGGATATCAAAGGTTAACTTAAGAAAAATGGTTGGTGAAATGGTAGAGACTGACGTTGGCACATTTGTTCAAAAAGATTCATGGGTTCTAGATACAGTGGGTACAAATCTATTGGGGATACTTGGTCTGGATTACATTGATTATACGCGAACGGTGACAAATGATATTCGCGAAATATACAAAGTACTAGGGATTGAAGCAGCGAGACAATCTATATTCAATGAATTGCTTGAAGTTCTTGAATTTGATGGTGCATATATCAATTACCACCATTTAAGTTTGTTGGTGGACAGGATGACATGCAGTGATTCAATGACATCTATATTTAGACACGGTATTAACAACGATGATATTGGTCCAATTGCCAAAGCGTCGTTTGAGGAGACACCTGAGATGTTCCTTAAGGCAGCGAGACATGCAGAGATGGACCCATTGCGAGGTGTGTCGGCAAATGTTATGTGTGGTCAAGAAGGATTCTTTGGTACAAATTCATTTCGCGTGATGTTTGACATTGATGAATTAGATAAACTAGAATCATTTGAACCAAAGGATAAAAGTTTACTTGAACAATTCAACCAGTCTGACATAGATTCGGGAGAATGTTCTACAAGTCACATATCATTGAAACATAACATAGAATATATTGCACCGGTTGATATGGGTGACGTTGACGATGGTGCTGGATTTTAGAGATTAATATAACGCATAGTTTATAATGATTTAATATAAAGATTTTTTATTATATTAAATTAACGATGGAAAGAGATATGACGTATGAAAAAAATAATATTGGATTTGATGATCATTATAGAGAAGAAGATGGCGGTGGAATTAAATGTAAAAATTATGAATTGTGTCAGTGTATTTTACCTACGTGGTGGTTTGATTGTAAAGATAATTACTTATGTACTAATTGTCATATGTTATTTGGAACGTGGGGAACTAAGGACAAACAATATAATAAGGGCAAAGGTGTACTAGAGATAGTCGACAATGTAGAATGTCCAGTATGTCTAGAAAATAGGCGCTCTATCACTCAACCAAATTGTCAACATACAATATGTATTGAATGTTTCAAGCGAAGTTACTATGGTGACGATGACACCAAAAATGAACCCAAATTTCCTTATCCAGATATTGAAGATGAATATCATGAGGACCAGTTTAATGAAAAATGGGAAATAGACTATCCACTTATAAAAATATACAACCAAGATCATAATAAATGGAATGATGAAAAGGATGAAAAGTATCATATGGAAGAATATCTCCGCAAGTGCCCATTATGTCGTGCGTGATAATGTGGTTCATATCATTGTTCTCGTCAAGCCATAACAAATAAATTGATTTGGATAAATGTCATATGAATAAATGCACATTGCGAAACAATGGAAGCCAGTGATATCAGTTTCTGGGTATGTGCCCTCTTCATTGGTTACGCCCTGCAACGCATCTGTGCGGTGAGCCTCAAGGGTGTATGTGCCATCATCCTCGGGCGCCCTCTGATGGAATCTCGTACATACAACATCGTCCTTACCGACCCAGGAAATGAGATTGACGACGAACTTCTCTTGTGGAAATTACTTACTACCCAAACCAATAGTGTGTGGTATATTGTCTGTGTACCATTTAATGCATCCGTACCAAATGCCGACCATCATCAACTAATTAGTAGTATTAACATGCGCATTAAACGCGTCAGGGAAATATTTGTGAATGAATTTGGCGGAGAGAAAACCGAATATACGAACGATAAAAATGCGACATTTATACTCGGTGGGCCTGAGATTATTCCTTCTGGACCAATTGATATTAATTTCCTAGTACAAATTGCACCGCTGTGTCACATTTCGCCAAAAAAGTTTGTTAAAATGTCGATTCGACATCGCATTGTACAGGGCGACCTGGATAATCCAAAAAATTCCATTAATCTAACGAAGGGAATTCCCGACGACAAGCCAGAATTGATTGCGGAATATCTCGACCAACTAGAAGTATTTAATGCTATCTCGCATCATACCACACCAATAACTACCGCATTTGCGAGGAATGTGCCTCTTACATACACATTTATGATGAATGTTCCTGAAATAATGCGTAAATATTTGCTTTACAAGGCATTCGAACAATTCGTTGGACGCGTAAATCCACAACTTAAATGGGCAGAAAACATCTCGGAAGTGAATTACAATACGATAATGGCAATGCTTCCAGTTGAAGTGTATAATGATATCATAAAGGGAACCATACCGGGTATGGAGAGTCGGTATGTCGACGACATACGGGCAAAAGTTCGTTCATTCCTGAAAGATGTAAAGGATCCGTCACCGGCGTATGTCTTGCGCCTTGAACATATCGCCATGGCGGTTCTTTATATAACCAAGACATTCTATATTGGCGACAAATTTACACTTGATGATTTGATTGATCCAGAATACGCTTATATTGAATGGTGTGAATACATTGAACGATATCGGTGCAACCTTACTCCTGCATATGACGTACTGGCGTGGATAGTGGTCGAGAATGGGTTTCTACCCAATATCGAACAGTGCATTATGATATTGAACAAGGAATAGTTCTATAGATTCAATTATACTATTATTTTTTTATCTAATACGGGTATTTTTACGCTTACGACAAAACTTTCTAGATTTACCCGACGCCCATTTACACTTCTTAACCTTGTTGCAAATGGATTTGTAACATTTTGTTCTGCATGCAGATTTTCTAACTCTGGTCCGGTATACGCGTTTTCGTTGAGTATGTACCATTATATTATACCAAAATAAAAAAATTGTTTGATATTGTTAATTTAACGCGGTGAATAATTCCATTTAATGCGCGTTATGATATTATTATATACATTTGGTTCGATTTCACCACTATGCAATTTTAAAATAAATTCTTTATCTTCGGTTATAGGCAATTTATTCTCGATTATATTTTTCGCCCATAACGAGAATAATTCCATACCAATGTTTCTTTTTACAAGGGAATGATTGTGGCGAATCATAAATGAGTAATGGTTTGATGGATTTGTAACCATTGGTATAATCCTGTTATCAAATACCAATCGTTTACCATCTACATATTCAACCATATCATCTATATCATACAACACATCCGAAATAGGTTTCGTATGTGGAGGGCGAGGTGGTTTCTCCAGATAACTTACTATAATTCGTATAATAGAATCCGGCAATCGGTTGAATTCAAACATTATTGATATTAAAATTAATCGTATTTTATTATCAATTTTATAAATATATCTATATATTATTAGATGGGAATTGAGAATTATGAGAAAACTACGCCTAATGGAAATGTATGGGACATGGAAGAACACTATGTAAATAATATAAAACATTACGACATATCGTCTCATAATATTGTCGAACTTATACAAGGTGTGTATGATTCAACAATGGGTAGATTTTTCGACGTATTGAAAAACAACAGACAAAATAATTTGTCAAGCGTACCCGGTATAGATCTGAGAAAAGTCGAACCACAGGTTAAATCGCCATTACAAATTGGTGGAAAACACAAAAGAAAACACACAAGGAAAAGAAAAAATAAAAAATCAAAAAGAATTCGCCACAAACATAAATCTGTACGTTTTGCACGTGGTTATTAAAGTTTAAAGGTATATGTCATTGATATGTTAATGGGAATCCCCAGTTATTTCTCCCATATCACAAGACGTCATGCAAAGGTATTGAATGATTTGAGGTCAATGATTAAAAAAAATAAGGTAGATCATTTGTTTTTAGACGCAAACTCTATTATATACGATGCAAGTAAGATGAACCACACGAATCAAACTATATATAATAGAGTTGCCGAAATCATTAAAGAGTACATAAAAATAATTAACCCAAGTGGAACCATTTTGGTTGCGTTTGATGGTGTTGCACCAATGGCAAAAATGGTTCAACAAAGAACAAGGCGTTGCAAGGGTACAATTGAGAAGAAATATGCATATGAACAAATGAAATGGGATACCATCGCCATCACACCTGGTACTGATTTTATGAATGAATTACCCGATCAACTAAGACAACGTTTGCCTGATAATATCCACATATCTGGACCGGATGAACCAGGTGAAGGTGAGCATAAAATATTTCGTTACATTCGGGACCATAATATGAAAAATGATTTGTGTGTGGTATATGGATTAGATGCTGATTTGATTATGTTATCAATGTTGAATATTCCATATTGTAAACAGATCTATTTAGCGAGAGAAACACAATATTTCTACAACAACGATGGGAATGAAAAAGAAGGTCTATGTTGTATGGACATATCAATGCTTACACAGCATCTATGTGACGATATACGCAATGATACATATGATATCTCTAATGAAACCTATATAAGTGATTACATATTCATTTGTTTTTTATTGGGAAACGATTTTCTTCCCCATTTTCCTTCTATCAATATACGTAACAATGGGATAGATTTAGTTATTAATGCATATAAGAAAACAATATCAAAGCATAAATGTGGAATAACGTACGATAATTGTATCAGATGGAAATGTGTAAGGACCCTAATAAGAGAATTAGCGCATGATGAATATGGTAGATTGGTGGAACACTATGCAGGTATAGATACCATAAAGAGAAGGATGTACAAATCTAATAAAATGAGCGATCGATTGAAAAATATACCTTTAACTGATAGACGAGACGAAGAGTATATTGATCCATACACAAATGGATGGGAACAGAGATATTATTCTACATTATTCAATGTGTACCCAGACAAAAAAAGAGTTTCTGAAATAACCAGGAATTATATAGAGGGTTTGGAATGGACGTTTCAATATTATAAAGTTGGATGTATTCATTGGACATGGTGTTATCATTACAATTATCCACCATTACTGAATGACCTGATAAATGAGATACCTTATTTTGATGTCGACGTATTAAAAAGAGAAGACACATTGCCGGTCCATCCATTGACACAACTATCATATGTTATACCATATAAGGCATTTCATTTACTTCCAAGTGATGTGAATGAATTGTTACATCGTAAATATGATGAATTATGCAATGATAATTATGAAATAAAGTGGGCGTTTTGCAGATATTTCTGGGAATCAAACATAACATCTCCGGAAATAAATATAAATGATTTAGAACGCGATATAATATTTTTATTTAAATAGTATCATATACATATATTATGCTTATTCAAATAGATGGTAGTGAATTTCCGAATGTTTTGCTAAAAATGAGTGGTGTAATCGAAAGTAAACAATGCATTGAGCGATTTAAACAGGTATGGATGATGGGGTACGCCGTATACACAACCCCATTTAAATATATTATAGATACAACTGGATATGAAGGCGATGTAAATGATATGAAATATGTAAATTCATTAATATCATTTTTCAATAAGATAACAAAAGACCGTAAAATCGACCCGCGATATAATAATCTTGAGATGGCTATTGTCATCATAGACTCCCCCATATCGAAACAAGTATTGAACGCAATAATGAGTGTAGCAACAACCGCATGTCCAGTACATATTGTGGGATCTAGAGAAGAAGGTGCCAAGTATATGTGATCTATAAAAATACCCGGTATGTATATAGATGGTTTATGATATGGTACATAATACATTGATATTATCAGTTATGGTCCAATTAATGACCGGAATATTCCAAATTATACCATTATTTATGAAAATTACGCTTAAGAAAATGATATTAATGCAATTATTATATTTGGATCTTTTGGTACAATTCATAGAATTTATATTCTATGTGTGGTGGGTGGCAAATTACACAAACGTTAGAGACATAACCTCATTGCGATATATCGATTGGGCGATAACAACTCCAGTAATGTTGTTTACATTGATTATTTACATATTGTATATAAATAACAACACAGTTAATTACAATTTATACGACACGTTCATGGGCAACAAAGAGACGATTGGTATCGTCTTATTACTAAATTGGGTCATGCTTTACGTTGGATACAAGGGTGAAATTGGGGATATGAGCGTCATTAAAAGTGTATCATTGGGATTTATACCATTCATTATTTACTTTTACATCATATATAATAAATATCTATTAAATAGTGATTATTCTGCGAATGTTTTATTTTACTATTTTGTTACCATATGGGGTATTTATGGTATAGCTGCATTGTTTTCATATAATGTTAAAAATTCATTTTATAACATACTTGACGTCTTTGCAAAGAACTTTTTTGGTGTCTATATAGCATACCTAATACTTTTTAAAAGTTGATTTTTTAGAAATGGATTTCTTGCGTTTTTTTGATTTTCTCCGGGTACCTCTATATTTTCTTTTTGTATAAACACTACCGCCTTTTTTTACGGGCGGATTTTCTCTCTCAATGATCTTCATAATGCCTTCCATCATATCTGTAGTTTTGCATTTGTTTTCAGTAAAAAATTGCCTACGATTTATTCTACTACCAGACCATTTTTTGTTATAAAAATCATCATAATAGGACCAGTCAACTGTAAAAAGTCGATTGCATTTGAACGGGTCGGTTGATTTTGGGTTTACAAGGTTCTCCATCGCATTAAAGAATTGATCGTCACAATTTTTACCAGGGTTGTGTGTAACTTCGTGGGAACATGGAACAACATGAATCTTATGTTTACCAAATTCTATCTTCAATCCATTATTGAGTAAATGATACATTGTTTGTCTGGTCCTGAGAAGATCTGATGAAAATAAAGTGTTGATTTTGTTAACTCCCAAATGTTCGTTAACATTATCAACTGTTGTTTTCACGTTCTTGACCTTATGATGTTCCCCAAATTCAACCAACCCGGTATCTTTCATCCCATTTATGGATTGTGAGGATTTATTTATTGTTCCCATAATTGCATCTGGCACCCCACTTAGGGACATTTTACCTTTTTTATTCAGTACGTTATGGGATGCAACGCCGTGTCTAACTATATATAATCTTTTACCATACCACCAGTTATTTACTATATCTCTTTTAGGAATGTTAACCTCCGTATGTTTGATTTTTTTTGATTTAACGCCACTAGATAGTACTTGTATGGTTATATTTCCATCCACATCAAATGATAAAACTAGTGAACCCCAGTTACCAAGTTTACCAATCTTCTTATTAATATCACTTCTAAATTTATCCAATAAACATCTTATTCTTCCACTATGTGTAACAATAAGATAGCATTCACTCATAATAAATGCAGATATTATATAATTTTGTATACCCGAGAACCGATGCGTATGTATTTCTCATTTAATTTTATTTGTTTACTCATTTTTATGTAATCAACCTTTTCATAGATAATTGAACCTGTATCGGCACACATTCTGGCATATGCATTATCAGGATGAAGTGTTTCACAAACAAGATTATTTACGATAATTACGTCGTGTTGCGCCATTAGTATGTTGTACAAGGTCTCCCCGTTATACGGTACACTGCGTACACCTTTATATTTTCCTAGTAATTCATCTGCTGGAATCATTTCCCCCACAAACAGACAGTGATTATTACTCATTCGTGTATCCCTTGATGGTATATTTTTTCCGAAACAGGACTTCTTGAACATAATAAGATTTTTTTCTGGACTTATCGTTTTAGTTACAAATAAAATTGGTTTTCCTCTTATGGTGTGTATGTTTGTGTTTATTTTTTCTATATTTATATTTCCTTGATCTGTTTTCACGGGGGTGCCCGATGGAAAACATATTACATTTGTATCTGGTTCTGGTTCTGGTTCTGGTTCTGGTTCTGGTTCTGGTTCCGGTTCCGGTTCCGGTTCAGGTTCCGGTTCAGGTTCAGGTTCAGGTTCAGGTTCCGGTTCAGGTTCCGGTTCTGGTTCCGGTTCCGGTTCCGGTTCAGGTTCAGGTTCTGGTTCAGGTTCTGGTTCAGGTTCAGGTTCTGGTTCAGGTTCAGGTTCCGGTTCAGGTTCAGGTTCTGGTTCAGGTTCAGGTTCAGGTTCAGGTTCTGGTTCGGGTTCTGGTTCTGGTTCGAACCCCAATTCGTATACTCGCACATGACCGATATCAATACCATTGCCATTGTTAATCGCACCAATTGCAACACGAGTACCATCTTGAGATAGTGATACTGAATAACCACACCTGTCACCTGCTGCATCACCATCAATGTCCTGACCATGTTGATACCATCCACTCCCATCCCAGTCATATATTCGCACTTGACCGATGGAACTATTGCTATAAGGCGCACCAATTGCAACCCGATGACCATCTGAAGATAGTGATACCGAATTACCACTATTGTCACCTGCTGCCTCACCATCAATGTCCTGACCAAGTTGATTCCATCTAGTTCCATTCAATTCGTACACCCGCACGTGACCGCTACTAATACCATTGACATTGTTTCTGTACGCACCAATTGCAACTATGGAACCATCTGAAGATAGTGATACCGAATTACCACTATTGTCACCTGCTGCCTCACCATCAATGTCCTGACCAAGTTGATTCCATCTAGTTCCATCCCATTCATATATTCGCACTTGACCAATATACTCATCACCAATTAAACCATCATTATTAGGCGCACCAATTGCAACTCTAGTACCATCTGAAGATAGTGATACTGAAGAACCACTCCAGTCATACGCTGCCTCACCATCAATGTCATCACCAAGTTGAATCCACACACTTCCATTCAATTCGTATATACGCACGTGACCACTCTTCGGGTAACCATCGCCACCGTTCTTAACTGCACCAATTGCAACTATGGAACCATCTTGAGATAGTGATACTGAATAACCACTCTGGTCATCTGCTGACTCACCATCAAGGTCCTGACCAAGTTGATTCCATCTAGTTCCATCCCGTTCATATATTCGCACAAGACCAATTAAACCATCGTTATAAGGCGCACCAATTGCAACTCTAGTACCATCTGGAGATAACGATACTGAATAACCACTCTGGTCATCAGTCGCAACGCCATTAATGTCCTCACCAAGTTTATTCCACGTAGTTCCATCCCATTCGTATAGTCGCACTTGACCGATGTCGGACTCGGTGCCAGTTGCTCCATCGTTATAAGGTGCACCAATTGCAACTATGGAACCATCTTTAGATAGCGATACCGCATAACCACTTAAATCACCTGCTGCCTCACCATCAATGTCATCACCAAGTTGAATCCATCGTGCTACAAAATATTCATTTAGGTTGGCATTGGTTATAAATCCACCACCACCCCCCATATATCGAGTATCAAACATAGGCGTACCATAGAACATTTGTAATGTAGGATTATTATCGATAACATTATCATAGACAACAATTGATGAAACATTCCATGATCTAATACCCGGTTGGTCAAATGCAATAGCACCATAAAACATATATTCCATATTTGTAACCTTTGACGTCCTCCATCCACTAATATCTTGATTAAATGCACTAGCATCCTGAAACATATATTCCATATTTGTAACATTTGACGTATTCCATCCACTAATATCTTGATTAAATGCACTAGCACCATGAAACATAGCTCTCATATTTGTAACCTTTGACGTGTCCCATCCACTAATATCTTTATTAAATGTTGTGTTATCAAAAAATAACCCTTTCATATTTTCAACATTTGACGTCTCCCATCCACTAATATCTATATCACTCCATGGAATATTATCTATGCTAACTGAATAAATATTATCACTATATACAGATTGATTAGGATCGAATAAATTTAACATATCGGTAACAGCTGATACGTCCCAATCCTTAATCTGTGTTTTTGATGCACCATTATACCAACCAATCGAAGATTCGTAATCTATATCATCACTCCCTGTAACCAATGCCCAAGTATAATTATAATCACTCCTAAGGTAATACTTTATAACATTCATCAAGGTATCTCGGTTTGCTGGGGAAACCACCTCACTCATATATAAATACGAACTATATTATCATTAAGTATATATTATATTATTCAAAAATGAATAATATCATATTATTCGTCCTATACTCTTCGACGTGTCTTTCCATATGGTTTACTTATGCGCCGCTTTGTTCTTTTACCTACGTTAAGAAAATCAAACCTGGGGTCATTTCTCGAAATTCCAGCAGCATGCAATACCGATAATTTAAATCTTCTATATTGTTTATGGTTCATTGCATTAAAACACCTTATCATTTCTCCACCTCTACCAGGATGTAACATCGTACCTCCAAATGCTTTCATTATATTCATAGTAGAATCCTCCATATATAAAATTGAGATATTATATTTAATTCGTGTAATTCTTGTTGAACTTATTAATGGACATCGCTGTTATTCCAGATGTTTATGCACCTGATATAGATGAATGCGGAGACTACATAGACCATATACCGTTTATATATAATGGAATTTATTGCCCTTGTGGAACCAGAAAAGATAAAATTTATGACACAAAACAGAAATTTGCATCACATATTAAAACCAAACGTCATACTGGTTGGTTGAAAACGTTGAACATTAATAAAACGAATCATTTAATAGATTCAATCAAACAAAAGGAAATAATAGAGACACAAAAGAAAATCATTTCAACGCTACAAATAACAATTAACGAACATAAAGTTACAAATGAATATTTGTTATCTCAACTTACGAAAAGACATATTCAAATGAATGATAGCATTTATGATCTGGACTAAATAAAATTGAAATGAATAACCCATTCATATCAACCAGTAGAAAAATGACGACAATCACTGACAACGAGGCAAACATCATCAACCCAATGACTGAACTTCTCATTTCAATTGGATTATATCATCTCGTATATATATTTAACAACCAAGAAATTGACATGGAGGTATTTCCGCTATTAACTACTGAAGACTTGCACGAGATTGGGGTAACCCATGACAATGACATCAATACAATTATTGACAACCAGTACAATATCGCACAAGAACCTTACTATAATATCACAAGGGAAGGTTAAATATATATGAAAACTAAATATTTTTAATCATCGAGTTTTTCCTTTAATGCCTTAATGAATACATCATATATTTTCTCAATGACTTTTCTTTCTGTCTTCTCATTTATAAATGGAATATCAACGTCGCCATTTAGTTTCTTAACTAAATCCTTTTTGAAATCTTTTCTCTCAAGCATGTCAATTATAATTTTAGAATCCATATAGTATATGTAGATATTAATTATTTTATGTTTGTTATGATAAAAATATTTGAAACAACGTATCGGGGTAATATCGTTTTCATCAATATCGACGAGTAAATCGTTTATGTGGGCGTCTACGTTTATTAGTACTTTTTCTAGCGTAAGATTTTCTTCTACGCTGAATGGTCTTTGTTTTTTTACTTCTAGAACGATGTTTCCGTTT